TTCTGCCAGCTTGAGCGTGTCGTCCGAGCCGTATCGGGCATTGTCGATCAGGCCAATTTCCTTGGCGCGCGCGTCATCGACACGACCAAGATTGAAGGCGGGCACGGGGGTAATACCCTCATCGATCGCGGCACCAGCGCGATGCGCGCCGCCCAACAGCTGCAGCGTCCCGTCTTCGAGCTCGCGCACCACCAGGGGTTTGAACATTCCATGCTTGCGCAGCGACGCGCGCAGCTTGATGTCATTCTCGTGGCTTACGTGGTTGGTGTTCCACGGGTTTGGTTGAAGCTCGCGAGGGTCTACGTTGATCAATCGCATGTGTTGTCTACTATGCACGTTGGACACGAATTTACGGGTGCCATTGTAGGCGAAGTCCGACGTTTCGTCCAGCGAAACATTTATCAAAATCGTAAAGGTTCATGTGTAAAGGTGGCGCACCTTTACCATTTACACCTTTATGATTTTCGTACATACTAGTGCGATGAGTAAGGTAGCACAGCTTCTGATGGGCGCGGTGGTTGCGCAGGTGCGCGGGGTCGACGAAGAGACCAAGCTCGCGCTGTCGGACGCCATGAGCTACCTGGTCGAGGGATACGAACATTCCGACGCATTTAAGTCGCGCGGCTGGGATGGTCGCTCAACCCTGTTCAGCTGGGCTGAGTCCAAGTTTCCGATAGGCTTCTCTGTCACCGCGGAGACGATACTGAAATCGCGCGGCTACACCGTGCATGTGGCGCGCAAGCCACTGCCCGGCCCGCTTGGCCCGATGCCGACACAGGAAAACCCACTGGTCGACAATTTCCCGCCCAACCCAGATTATGATTATCAGTTCAGAGCACCGAAGCTGCTGGAGCGACACGGGTTCTTCACAGCGCGCGTCGCCACCGGCGGTGGTAAATCCCGCCTCGCCCGCCTGTGCATCAAGCGCATCGGCCGCAAAACCCTCTTCCTGACCACGCGCACCGTGCTGCTCTACCAGTTCGGCAAGGATTGCGAGGCTGCCGGGCTGAAGGTCAGCTACGTGGGTGACAGCGAATGGGACACGTCAGGTGACGTCGTTCTGGCAATGGTGCCGACGCTCTCCCAGCGACTGCAGGATTTCAAGGATCCGGGCGGCCTGAGCGATGTCGAATATCATGCGGCACTCGATCGCCATAGGGAACGCCGCCAGACGGCGCTGGAACTGCTCGGTGAGATCGAGTTCGTCATAGGTGAGGAAGCGCACGAGTCCGGCTCGAACAGTTTCTACGATGTGCTCAAGGCATGTCGATCTGCACTCTATCGCCTGGCGCTTACCGCGACGCCGCTGATGCGCGACGGCGAAAGCAATATGCGCCTGATCGGCATGTTCGGGCCAATTCGGCTCGAGATATCTGAGAAGGAGCTGATCGATCGCGGCATCCTGGCGAAGCCCTATTTCAAATATGTAAAATCGATGGCGCCGCCGAATGTGCGGCGCGGCACCGCCTGGCAGAAAGCTGAGGTGGAAGGCATCGTGCGCAACGTCCACCGCAATCGACTTGTCGCTGCAGAGGTGATCCGCGCCAATATGCTCGGCATGACGTCGATGGTTCTGGTCAAGCGCAAGGAGCATGGCGAACTGATCGCATCGACCCTGCGCCGGGCGGGCATTCGCGTTCAATACATCTTCGGGGACTCGAGCAAGGAGAAGCGCGAAAAGTGTCTACGCATGCTCCAGGAAGGCAAGCTCGATTGCCTGATCGGCTCGACGATCCTCGATGTAGGCGTTGACGTGCCGGCGATCGGGCTCCTGGTTCTCGCCGGCGGCGGTAAGGCTGAGGTTGGCATTCGTCAGCGCATCGGCCGCGTGCTGCGCCGCAAGAAATCTGGCCCCAACGTGTCCTTCGTTGTGGACTTCTCCGATCTATGGAACACCCATCTATCGAAGCACTCGCATGCCCGGCGATCGATCGTCGAGGGCACAGCTGGCTTCAAGGAAGGTATTCTTGCGACGAACGATGACTTCCCATTCAGCGCGCTGGGTTTCTCCCGCGTGCAGCAGGCGATTGCGGCATGATTAAGATCGAGGACGTCCTGGACCAGAAGGTCGTCACCACCAAGGTTTCGCATGCGGCCTGGGAGCGCGCCGCCGAAGTCGCCGAGAAATACGGCATACGTCGTTCGGATGTGCTTTCGATCGCATTGCTGGAGATCAGCGATGCGGCGATCGGCAAGGTCGCGACGCGGCTTGGTGGCAATGGCGAGAAGGCGCTGCGCACCGCGCTTCGTATGGCGTCCAAGATGTCACCCGAGGAAAGAGCAGCCTTGATCGATAAGTTGCGCGGTTGATCGTCTCATATCGATCGGTTAACTAATCCCCGAATCGATACGGGGATTTGAATGCACATCATCGGATGCGTCTCGCAAAAGGGTGGCGTCGGCAAATCGACCCTAACCAGGCTCCTGGCGACAGAATTCACGCGGGCGGGGTGGCGCACCAAGATAGCAGACATGGATCTTGCGCAGACGACAAGCACGCAATGGGGTGCGCTGCGCATGAACAATGCGATCAAACCCAGCGTCGCCGTTGAACCGTTCGCGAAGGTCGCCGACGCGCTGAAGTCCGCCGGCACAGCTGAGCTCCTGATATTCGATGGCAAGCCGTCGGCTGACACTCAGGTGCTCGATATCGGCCGCGCGGCGAACCTGGTCGTGATGCCGACCGGCGCCAGCTATGATGACCTCTCCCCTACCCTGCAGCTCGCCAAACTCCTGATCGGCAAAGGCATACCGCGCGCCAAGATCGTGGCGGTGCTCAACGGATCGATGTCGAATGCAGAAGAGGCCGATGCACGCAGCTTCCTTGAAGGTCGCGGCGTTGCCGTGATCGCCGGCAGTCTGCAGGGCTACACCAGCTACCGCAGCGCCATGAATAGCGGACTCTCTCCCGCGGAGGTGCGAGGTCAGGCGGCGCTGCAAGATCGCGCCAAGGGGATCGCGACGGCGATTGCTCAGAAATTGACGGAGAACTGATATGACGGAAATGCCCAAACCACCTCGTCGATCACGCCTTCCCGAGGCGCCGGCCGAAGCATCGCCTGCGATGGCCGATGCGGTCGATTCGGGGGACAAGGAATATATCGCTTTCCGCATCCCAGCAGTAGCTGCTCGTGAATTTCGTATGTCGGCCGCCGCACACGGTGAAAAGCAAATATGGCGGCACTTCATGACCATCTGGGACCATTACAAGAAAACCAAAGCCTAACATAAAGTGACATGAGCCATCACTTTTCTGTTGCACGCTGAGTGCATGTGTAATAACACACACACTTAGACGGGTCAGTTAGGCCTAGCAGCAGTTCCCCGTCTCCTTGCTGCTAGGCCCCGCGCCAGGCGGGGTTTTCCCCTGTTCCCCGCCTGGCGCCCCAATTTGGGAGATCAACATGGGTGGTTTTGGTAAGAAGGTCGGGGTTTTCGAAGCCCTGGTCGGTAACGTGGTCGATCGTCTTCGGGCAGTCTTCCACAAGGACGTCGCAGCCGTCCTCAAGGACTTCCATAATGTCGTGGATCTCCTCAATCGTGCCGAGGAGCGCGCTGCGTTCAAGGCTGGTGTCTTCAAGAGCGAGATCGTCGCGCTCGAAGCGAAAGCTGCGGCGCAGCTTGCAGAGGTCGAGCGCGCACGAGGCGTTCGCGCCAAGATCTCGGCGCTGGTCGGCTAATTACATGGCTGACGAGGTCCTCCCAGTGTTCAAGTCGGAATATGTTCAGGCCAGGCTTGGCAATCCCGACCCGGAAGCACTGTTGGAGGGCTTCGAGCCTGCGAGGGTCGCTGCGTTTCATGGCGCGATTGCTGCCAGGGTCGTCCGCGAAATGCCGGATCCGGTCATGAGCTACTCCCTGGCGCTCATTATGGGTCGCATGTTCCAGGCAATCTGCGACCAAGCGAAGGTGAGGCTCTGATGAGCTCCGAGATCACCCATCAATCTTTCCGTGAAACCTTCATCAAAGGTGCGCTCGACGGCGTCGCTGGGGAAGGTATTCCCCTGACCCGCCGCATCCGAAGGATGACAATCACCAGGGCGGGTCGTGAAGCCGACCGCCAGTGGAAGGCAGCTAATAAATGATTATCACGATCGATGGCGTCTCCGCGTCCGGTAAGGGCTCGCTCGCGCGCATGCTGAGCGACCAATACACGCTCCCGGTGTTGGGCACAGGATCGCTCTGGCGATTGCTGGCGTTCGAGCTCGAGACCGCCGGCGTCAAGGCGACCGATGTCGACGTGGAGATGCACGGCCTCGAGCAGCTCGACCGCATGAACCTGACCATGCTCGACGATACTCGCCTGGTGACGGAAGAAGTCGGCCGATATGCGTCGATCATCTCCGGGTTCCTTGATCTGCGCAATGAGATGGATGAGATGCAGCGGCAGTGGGCGGCGAGACCCGGTGGCGGCATTATCGAGGGCCGCGAGACTGGGATTTCGATCGCGCCGCAGGCAGAACACAAATTCTTCCTGATCGCCCACGCGGACGAACGCGCGCAGCGCCGCGCGGCGGCGCTCGGCGCGGACCCAAGCGACGTCTTTGCATCGTTGCGCGATCGTGACTTCCGCGAGATCAATCGCCCCGTCGCGCCAATCCGGCCGGCGCCGGATGCGCTCATCATCGACACGACCGATATGGATATCGACGAGGTTTTCGACACCGCGGCGATGGCGATCGAGGGCAAGAAGTCCTGGGTTCGCATGTTCAAACAATATTCGGTCGCCGGCTGATGGCGCGGCTTCTCTGCAAGATTATCGGGCACACCTGGCATCGTGAGATGGCGCGCCCGCCGGCGACCGCGGGTTGGCTCCGCTGTGCTCGCTGTCAGGAGCGCTTCTGATGAGCTGGGACCAGCACTGGCAGGCGCAGATCGCGCTGAACGCCAGTAAATCCAAGGATCGCTCGCGACAGGTTGGTTGTGTGATCGTCAACGACCGTAATGTCGCGCTCGCTCAAGGTTGGAACGGATTCCCGCGCGGTGTGAGCGATGACGTCGACGATCGCCACCAGCGGCCAGCGAAATATGCCTGGACCGAGCATGCCGAGCGCAACGCGATCTACAACGCCGCAAGCGAAGGCATTCGGCTCCGCGGTGCTACAATCCATCTGTCCTGGTTCCCGTGCGTGGATTGCGCGCGCGGTATTATTCAGACGGGGCTTGCTGAGGTCGTCTGTATCGAGCCTGACTGGAACGACCCCAGCTTCGATTTCAAGATATCCTTGGCGATGCTGACCGAGGCCGGCGTGCAGGTCCGCTACGTCGAGGGTCAGGCTCCCGTCCGAAAGGAGCATACATGCGCCGCGTAATCATCGAGAGCCCGTTCGCCGGCGATGTCGAGGCGAACATCGCCTATGCTCGCGCCTGCATGAGGGATTGCCTGGCGCGCGGCGAGGCGCCCTATGCATCGCACCTGCTGTTCACCCAGCCTGGCATTCTCGACGATGATATTCCCGAGGAGCGTCAGCTCGGGATCGATGCCGGACTCCTGTGGGCCTCGGCCGCCGAAGCGACTGTGGTCTATCGCGATCGCGGCATGTCCAAGGGTATGCTCTACGGGATCCAGAACGCCATCAAGGCCGGACGGCCGATTGAAGATCGATGGCTCGGTGAGCCGGGCGCGAGCGAAGGCTTGACCGCATGATCGAGGGCTTCTTCGTCAAGTTGGCCGCCAGCGAATTCGGCGCCTGGTTCAAGAAGAACTGGAAGCTGATCGCTATCGTCGCGATCGCGGGCTTCGCCTGGTGGAAATTCGAGAGCTGGAAGTCGGACTTCGCCAAGGCGAACCACGACGCCGGCTTCGGTCAGGCCCAGGCTCAATACAAGGTGGCCGTAGACGCCGCCAACGCGCGCGCAGCCAACGATGAGAAGCAGATGGGCCGCATGAGCGACCAGATCGGCATTCTCACCGCGCAGCGCACCCAATCCCTCGACATCAAGCTCGATGGCCTCAGCAAGGGCATGCAGAATGAAATCGCTTCGAATCCTGTCTATCGCGATTGTCGCCTCACTGACGGCGTGCTCGCACAGCTCCAGACTGGACGTGCCGCCGTCGACGCCAGCATCACTGCCAGCGCTCCCCCGCGAAATTGACGTCGATCCGGCGCTGGTCGGTCAGCTGCCCGACGGTCAGATGGGCACGCTCGCTACCGGAGACTTCGACATCGTCCGCGAATACGGGCACCTTGCGATCCGCTTCAACGGCTTGCGCTTCCTATACACCTGCAGCGCGCAGCAGCTCCGCGATCATAAGGCGCCGGAAGACTGCCTAAAAAAGGTTGGCCGATGACCACTATCATTGTTCCCGCATGGTTCGCGTGGATCGTCATATTGACGATCATTCCGGCGGTCGCTGTCGCCAGCTTCGCGGCGGTCCTGGCATTCGCCTGGTGGATCCCGGCGATCTATAAGCGTTGGCGCGGCCGCGTAAATTTTCGGTGGATCCCGCTTTAAGCACCTTGCATAGTAAACCACACACATCTAAGAGTTGTTTATGAGCATCGTAGCATCAAATTTCGAAGTGATGGCGACAGAGATTGTCGACGAAGTCACGCCGGCCGAGGGTTGGTGGAAGAGCGATACGGAAGGAACGCTGATCGATGTAGCGATGCGACTTCTGGCGCATGACGTGCCGGTCGATGACGTCACCGACGCAATCCAAAAGGTCGTGAGCGCCATGCGCGGGGAATATGGCGAATGAGATACCCCGAATTCTTCGTCAAAGAGGAAGATGCATCGATCTGGTGCCGTAGCCGTGGGGATGATGCGGGCTACCAGGTGGTCTACGGCCACGAACTTGGTGGTGCAGCATCGATTGCTCACCGCGTCGCCCATCACCTCAACCGTGCCGCCGAGGTCGGCCGTCGCGCGCAGCGCGCCGAGGTCCGCACAGCGCTCGGTATCACATCGTGGGGCTCTGAGGTGCGGCTCGGATGACGCGTCTGTTGGGGCACCCCTATTTCATCGTTGCTGTGGTCAGCATTGCATTCACCCTGCTGCCCGCCTGCGCACTCTTTGCGAGGTAATCATGAATAGTCATATTGAACGCCCGCGTGTTCGCTGCATGGGCCCGATCGGCATCTGTGGTCACGCTATTGGTTTCTGCACCGCAGATCCCGCCTACCAGGCGGAGATTCGCGCCAACAAGCCACAGTCGGTGAGCGACTATGCTGGAGTTCGTGGCGCCGGCCGCACCGAAATCTTCGCGGCGATCGAGGGCGAGCGCCTCTATCAGGATTCGCGCTGGAACCCCGAGACGACATCGTCGGGCGGCAAGCATGATCTCGGCGCCTGGATCCTCTTCATGGAGGATTACCTTCAGGAGGCGCGATCGCAGATCTCCCGCGGCGCCGACCCTGCAGCAAGTGATCTCGCTTTGCATACGCTGCGCAAGGTCGTGACGATGGGCGTCGCGGCGATGGAGCAGCATGGTGTACGGTTTCGCAAGTTCTGACCTGTGGCTCAGCCCGTCGCCTTTCCCGGCCACAATGTGGTCTACACCTCGGAAAACGAGAATACGGGCGATCTCCCCGTCTTCCGGAACGGCAGCTGCCTCGTCAGCTGCTGGCAGCTCGATGAAGACGAGCTGATGGAGGTCATCCGCACCGGGCGCATCTTCTTCGCCAGCTTCTCCGGCGATGTTCTCTGGCCGGCTTATGTCGGCTCGGAATCCACCACGCGCGGCGTCGTCATCGATACCGGGCCCGTGTGGCCTCGCTCCAATCTCAATATGCCTGGGACAGAACAATAACATGAATATGATTATTCGAACCGACGAGCTGCTTCAGCATCCTGTCATGGGCACCGCGCCCTGGAGCGTTCTGGTGTTCGGTGGTTCCGAATTTACCGATCGCGACGGCCTGACACACGTCCTCGACGGCGTTCATGAGATCATCACGATCGGCGAGATCATCCACCAGCGCGGCGACGCGGTCGGTATTCTGGCGGGTGAGTGGGCGCTGTCGATTGGCATCCCCGAGCTGACCTTTGATCAGACATGCCCGCTCAGCGCCGTTCACCTCGCCATTGCCTTCCCGGGCGATCGCGAGACGCTCACCACGATCCAAGCCGCGCGCACCGCATTCGTTCCGGTGCTCAAGGTCCGCCAGGAGGGCGAGAACATGGTTCTCGCGTTCGCGAAATGAGCCGCTGCCTGCACCAAACCCAGCTCGACATCATCCGCTATATGAGCTCGGCAAACGCGCCGGTGCTCTACAGCGAAATGGAGAACAATCTGACGGCCGTCACGTCGGCGTCGGCCACAGACATCGACCGCGCGTTCAACCTGCTGCTGCGCGACAGTCTCATCACCTCGACCTTCCCCGAGGCCAGGCCGGGCAATTCGGGCCGCCAATATTGGAAATTCGCGTGACCGATCTCGAGCGCGCGAGGCTTCGCGCGTCCCTCTGGGTCGGTTCGCTGATATTGTTCCTGCTCGCGGCAATCCGGTCCTGACCATGGGTAGCGACGAGTATTATCCGATGGACCTGTACGACAAGACACGCGGGATCAACCCGTTTGAGGACGCGGCATCTCATTGGTTTAGCTGGAATGTCGGCACGACGATCTCGCGGCAGGGCGCGACGAAGATCTTCGATCAGGCGGACTACACGCCCACCCCCGCCGTCAAGCAAAGGAAGCAGAAATTTACCGGCCGGAATGTCACGAGCGTCACGCTCGACGAATGGCCCGACCTCGATGATGCCGTCCTCAAGCGCATAGCTGAAAAGCACGAGCGCAAGATTCTCGACGCCTTTTTCGGCAATTCGCCCTCGATAGACGAGACCCCAGAGCCCGCCGACCCGGCGCTCGACAATCCGCTTTATGGCCTAGTTTGAAGGACTTGCTGTGACGTATCCGTTCTATGGCGCCAACCTCGGCGCCGACAATTATTACACTAACGAATGCCCGTTCATTAATCGTCTCAGCATGTCGAGCGCCCCGTTCAATGATACGGCCGCCTGCGACCCGGTGACGCTTCTGCCCACCAAGGCCGGCTCCGTCTCGCGCCAGGTGCCGCTCGATCCGATCGACACGTCCATCGTCACCAATCCGACCTCGCACGATTATGTTTTCCTCTGCGATGCCAACGTCGCATCGGTCAGCACGCCCTGGGGCACCGTGAAGCCAGTCAACGGCCGGGCGACCTTCACCATCAAATCAGCATCCACCGGCGTTGGCCTGGTGATCACCGCCACCGGCCCCGTCACCAAGATGGCTTTCATGCGCCTCGAGCATGAGCAGCTCTATCTTTCCGGTGAGATATTCAACCCTGATTTTCTAACACGCGTCAGCCCGTTCGGCCCGCTTCGTCTGCTGGACTGGAACGCGACCAACGCCGATTACTGGCCCGCGCGTAGACCGCTCCCGACCGACGCCAACTTCAATGACGCCACGGGCGGTATGGCGGCTGAAATCGCCGGTGCGCTCGCGCAGAAGCTCGGCGTGAAGCTCTGGTATCCAATCCACCATCTCATGCCCGATTCCGACATCATGGCCACCGCGATGGCGCTCGCCAGCTACGGCGCCGAGGTCGACTTCGAGTGGAGCAACGAATATGGTTGGACCTACCATCGCACCTATGCCTACGCCGCCGCGGCCGCCCATTATAATCTGACCAAGGCCGCCTATTCCGATGTGCTCAGCTATTATGGCTGGCGCGCGGGCCAGGTCGCGAAGCTCGTGTCGTCCGTCTCGCCCAAGTTCAAGATCAACCTCGCGAGCCAAGCCAGCGACGGCGCCTCGAACCTGCCGGCGATCCTGAAGGGCTGGGATGAATCCGGCGCCCCAAGGTCGCTGATCGCAGGCTACGCGAACGCCTCCTACCTCAACATGAACGACTTCGCCAAGATCGAGGATTTCGTCGCGAAATACGTGCCGATGATGAACGCGGACGACAAAGCCGGCTTCATCGCGCTTCTGCAGTCGAAGGTCGCCCCGCTTGCGCTCCGCCACCAGAAGGCCGCAGCCGCGTGCGCAGCGGCCGGCATCGCATACAAGGTCTATGAGGGCGACATGTCGCTCTACCTGCAGGCGCCCTGGGTGACAGACGCGAATGTGCGAAACGCGCTGCTCAACTGGATCCTCCCAATCGCACATTCCGAACCGGTCGCGGGAATCATCATGTCGAGCCTGCAAACCGCATGGGATGCCGGCGCGACCGAAGTCTGCTTCTTTGAACTGTCGGGCCCAGGAAGCCAGTATGGGGTCTGGGGCGAGATGCCTCACATCACCCTGCCCGCCTACCCGATCTATTATCTACTGACCGCGCAGAACCAGGCGACCAAGGATAAGCTTGCCGCCGAAGCGGCGGCTGCAGCCGCGGCAGCCAGAAAAGCCGCCGAAGACAAAGCCGCTGCTGATGCAGCTGCCGCGGCCGAGGCAAACCGTCTCGCGGCGATCGCCAAGGCTGAAGCGCGCGCCAAGGAGTTCGCCGCTATTCAGGCCGAGATGGCAGTGTTGACCACACGCATGCAGACCTATCTGGCCGCGGCGTGAAACGCACCCTCCTCTGCCGGATCTTGGGTTGTCTCTATATGACGATCGAGGTCCGGCCGACCTGGTTCTTTTATGAGCGCAGGCGATGCGTCAGATGCTCGCTCGAGCACTGGCTTACGAAAGGATGGCCATGACATTGTGTAATGTGAAGGACGCGAGCATAAAGCCACGCGTCCGGACCCATCGTCTCGGCACGGGTCAGATATACGCATTCGAAATGTTTCGGCCGGATGGCCTGGCGTTGCTGGTGTCGCTGTATGGCTTCACGACACCGAAGGCAGCCTGGGGAATGGCGATGGCCTGGTATCATGGCTACCTGACGTTCGCCTGTTTTGATCATTCTCGCTATATTGACGAGTGGCGCGCCATTGACGAGCGGCGCGCCGAATGGGGCTACTGGCGCAAGCGGCCTGTGGTTATCGCTGACCATCGGTGGATGGCTTCAGCGTCCAGTTCCCGAGCCAGGGAGTCTGTCCGAAATAAGCTGCATATTTCGGACAAGTGAGGCGCGCTGCGGCAGGAAAGGCTGTCTCCAGACCCCTTCATCCCCGCACAGCCGGGGAAGTGTGCGCCCGCCGCAGCGCATAGCCTGATCGCATAATCGCCTGCGTGCTCGCAAGCCCGACGCGGAGAATAGCCGCTTCAATCTCCGCACCGATAGGCCGACACGCCGTTAGATATTCCCGCCGTTCTTTCTAACAGTCTGACCATCGCGATATCTCGTCGAAATTGGCGAGTTGGCGATGGATGGCGCAGACTTCTCGCCACATCTGGCGACTTTTCGGGGCGCCTGATCGCCGGTGGATGGCGTCGTGCTTTCGGGAGCTGCCTGAGAGGCGGCATCCCCCTCGGCGCCCACGGCATAATTCTAGGACTTCTCACCGGCTGATAAGGCTGTCGATGTCAGTGCGACCCAGGTTGGTCAGGTCAGGCTCACCGCGTGTTGCAGGTGACTGCTAGCGCGGTGTGATGCGCGCTAGCAGTCTCACGTATCAGGCGGTCGCTTTGTCTGCGACGCTGGTCAGGTAGTCAGCGCTGAACAGCTTGACGAAGTCATGATCGCGGTTGAGCTTGATGCTGTCGCGCGCGTGGTGCGTGGTCATGATCGAACCGACACCGAGCACGTCGAGCACGTTGCGCGCTTGAGACGATTGCGTCTCTGCCCCACCGCTCATGAACTTGTGGCGCAGCGCTGCAATCTCGCTCTGAAGCTTTTTGTCTTTGATCAGCGCACCGAACGACGCGTTATTGAGAAAGCGCTTATTGATGTCGTTCGTGATGACATCGACACCGCGTTCGGTCGCGATGATCGAGCAGCACAAGAAAGCGCGCACTACGAGTTCAATCTTAGTGCGATCACCGCAGATATACGCTGCGACCTCGGCGACTTTCTTCAGCGCCTTCGCGTTGAACATCTTGGTAGATTGCACCTTGCGTTCGAATACGTTCGCCGGTGTCAGGCTGAGCGCGAGAAAGGTTCGTGCGACCTGATTGCCATACTTGACGATCACAGCGCGACCGTCGGTATAGCTGTTCTTCTGGTCGAGCGCGAGACCGTTCGCTGCTTCGAATACGTCGCGACGTGCGAGCGACGCGGTAATGTCAGCGACCATTGCGTCAACCGCGACCTGATCGAAAGCGTTCGCACGGTCACGCAGGGAGAGAGTTTCGTTCGTCATGAGAGTTACCTTTCGTTTGCACCGAACCGCTTCGGTGTGACCATTTTCTAGGACCGTGTGTGGTTAGACACAAGGACTAATTTTCCGCAGATTTTCGCGGTTTCTGGTCCGACGATGTTGGGAATTTGCGATCAGAAAACCGAATCAGCGAATCATCATGATGATTCGCGACTCATGCGCTTACTTAAGGGAGATATAGCCCGAGCCGGCTTCGACGGTCCAGGCTCGCCCCAGGTTTACGCATGTCAGCAACGCGAACGCGGCCGCGAACGTCCACATGCACGCGAGCAAGGCTCGGCCCATATCAGCGCACCAAATAGGCGCGATCGCCTTGCTCGGCGTCGATTGGCTGCTTGAGACCATTAGCGATTACGACGACCGCGAGCACGGCAATCATAAGCAAAGCGACAGAGATACGCGGCGAGCGCGCGACAGAGATCAGATAACGCATGAGTTCCTCCCCTGATGTGTCTCAGATTAGCAGAGCGCTCATCAACCGCAAGCGGCACCGGCGCCAAAGGCGCCCATGGCGACCCATGGGACGCAGATCCGGCTCGTCATGGGTCGCGGCAGACGCCAATGCTTGGTATCGACAAAGCCATCGATCCCCATAAACGGATCCCCAGCCGACCCCCGATTTGGGAATTCCAGGCTATTCCGAGGCAAGCCATGGAGATCCATGGCAAGGCGCATGAGGCAAAAGAAAGGAGCCACCCACGCGTTACCCTCGGGTGGCTCCTGATCTATTCACTGACGGCTACTCCCAGCCGTGTCCCGCATCGGCTACTTCATCTCGCCTCCTCCCTTCCACTCCACCAGGAATTGCGTGTTCAGGCGGCGCGCTTGACGTCGGTCTGCGAACGCCGGCGATCGATCGGGAAGAGCGTGAGCTCCGGCACGAGGGCCTTGGCGACATCGCCAAACAGATATTGGTCGGCGAACCGGATCTGTATCTGCGAGCGGCCGGTGTGCGTGATCCGCATGGCGAACGGCAGACAGGCCTCATAGGACGTCGCATCCTCCTTGAGCGTGACGGTCGCATACCAGGCGCTGAAATGCCCGTTGTCGATCGCAGGCTCGCCCAGACGGCTGCAGATGAGCCCGGCGAGCGCCAGGGGAATCTCGGCGCAAACATAATGCTCAAGCTCGGTGGCGAGCATGTCGGGATTGGCTTCGAAATGAAGGGTCTGCATGATCTGAAACCTTATGTGTCGCAGCACCGCTGCTGCATGTGTGTTGTTGCGCATAAGCAGGGGCCGCGCAATTGGCAAGTGTGTTGTTATGCACAAAGCCTAAAGCCTGGAAACGCCTGTGTGCCGTGGAGCGCCATGGGAAACCTAGGCGTTTCCTGGTGGCGGGAGATGGGGAGGCCTGATCGACCTCCCCTGCCCTAGTGAAGCGCGATCAGCTTGCGTGCGTGGACATGTGATGGCTCACCGCCATTGCGCTCGAAGAGAACCCAGCACCAGACGCCATAGACGGCGATTATCTCGCCCTGCTTACCGCCTGGTGCGTTGAATCTGACGGCGTTGCCTGGCTGGAAGGGGTTCATCGGTTCATCTCCTCGAACGCCGCCCAGAGTGCGAACATGCCGGCGATGGCTGTCAGGATCTCGCCCATCAGCTCTCGACCTCCACGAACTGAATGGCCGACCATGGCGTCAGGCAGCAACGATCAGAGTTGGTGATGTAGGCGATGCCGATTTCGTCGACCCGCTTGACCTGACAGGCAGCGTGGCTGTAGCCGTCCGCGAACGCGATGCCGAGCGTGAATGCCTCGTCAGCCTCGAGCATTTCTTTCAGGAATTGCAACATCACGCATACCTCGGCTTCAAGGTGCCGGCGATGCGTCGTGTGGGGCTGGCCCGGTGAGCCTCATTGGCCTCGAGCCGCGCCTGGCGCTTGGCTTTGTTCTGGTCGGCGATCCCCGGCTCTCCCCAGGCGATCTGCGATGCGAGATGGGCGGAGAGAAGGATGCGACCGCGAGAATGACGCTTGCTCATATGCGTGATACCTTTTGCGTGGTGAGCACCGCTGCTCACGAGAAAGGTATGCGCGGTCCGATCGCGGCGTCCTAGTGGGCAATAATATTTCACCTGATCCCGAAACACACTTTCCATTTGTTGCGCAAACGCCAAGCGCCTGGTGTGGGCGTGTGTGGGGAGTCTTGGAAAGCCATGGCACGCCAAAGCAGGCGCGCAAACGAAAGGCGCCGGAGCCTTAGAGCTCACAGCGCCTTTGTCCCCACCGACACGGCCCAAAAGGTGAAGCCGCCGGCAGTTCGGTGCGAGGGTTATATTACGCCGGTCGTGTCACGTCCATAGCAGCCTGTGAGCCTCCCTAAATCTGTTGCCAGTAGCGAGCACTCCGACCAGAGAGCTAAACAACTCGCTACTGACCTGATCGTTCTAACACCGCGGTGTTGGCGTCATAGTCGGCTCTTATGGATGGAATAGCATTTTGAGCCAAAAGCCGCTTCTTGGACGTGCCGAGGGAGCGGACAGACTATCCGCGGACAGCCATGGGCATGGTTGGCTGAGCAGCAGAGAGCCTGATAGCCATGGCGCGCGGTGCCTGGCGCGGGAGTGGGAGAGCCTGGTGGACGAAGCCTCGGCGCCGCCGGCTTTCCCTTCCATCGGCTCTAGGCTCTTTCATGTTCGCCTTGCATGTTTCGAGAGGCTGTCAACCAACCAACCTGAGCATGCCTAGCCTTCGTGTATGGCTTTATGCCTTACAGGGTATATCGAGCGTTTATGCCCTATGGGGTATGCCTGTTGCTGCCTTACTAGCGTTCACGGGCTCCTCGAAGGCACACACGTTCAGCTTCACCACTCTCGCCTTTTCATATGGTGCGCGTGTCCTGGCATAGTCTGCTGCATCCTTATGGCATGAGAACCATAGCGAGCTGTCTGCCCATGCTGTTTCACCGCCGGTGATGCCTACCCTGCTGGGATGCACGTATCCGACGCCGCCGACCTCTACGACGTATTTGAGTGCTGGTCGGAATCGGAGTGGGGCTTTCCTGAGCCTCAGCTTTTTCATCGCGATTGTGATGTCGGCGAGTTTCATTGCAGGATTGTGCCTCTGCCCGTGATGCCGTTGCGATCCTCGGGGTTGTGCTCCCATACGAATTTGGGCTCGTTCGTCTGCTCGATTGTCACCGATGTTACCGTGTAGACGCCGCCCTTCGGCATGGTGAGTATCGCCTTGCCGAATTTGATGGGATCGCGGGATTCCAGCTCGCCTTCGATGTGGACGTCCCCGCCGGTGGTTCGGATCGTGATGCGTTTCTCGCCGGTCATGAATTATATCCCTTCATAATCGCTCTTGCGGAGGCGTGGTTGGGAGCTGCGGCGACGGCGCGCACCATATCATACCAGGCGCGGTCGATGGTCTCTCGGCGGCCGAGGAACCACACGCTGATCTTATCGGGCTCGCCGGGGATCAGCTTGGGTTGTACGGGGTCGAAGGTCATGCGCTCCTCCTCGCCGCGGATACGGTTGGGTTTATCTTGCCGGCGTTTGTGTTCGCCTCGACCTGATCCTGGAGCGACAGATAGATGCCACTGCCGCCGTCGAGCTGATCCTTGATGAGCTGGCGGAAATGCCTGGGCGTCATGTCTTTCGGGACGCGGGCCTTCACGGTTACTTCGAGGGTGCGTGCTTTGGTCATGGCTGATCCTCATCGCCGCCCCAGGTGCGCTCTTGTTCGATTTCGTATGTCACATAGTTGCTGAGCAGCGTGTGCCGCTCTTTCGGGCTAAGGGGCACCCAATCCTTATCGCGGAGATGGGAGAAGAATATGCCGGCGAACCCGCCATCTTTCTGACCGAGGATCGCTTGGATCGGGGCAACGGCTTCATCCAGGGTATCAGCCTGAATGCTCGCCTTAAGCTGGTCGAAGAGGGTCATTCCGTCACCTTTTGTGTCGAGCACCGCTGCTCTGCGATTCTTTTATGCTCTCTTCTCGCGCGGCTTTCTTGTGGACTCGATTGGTCCAGGTGCTGCCGATGACGAAGCCGCTGACCAGCACACACGCCATATCGATCAGGTTGAGGATGTCGTTGGTGGTCATTGATCAACGCCTTTCCGTCACAGCGACCAGAGCCTGGCTGGCACATTTCTCCCACACCGCGTAGGAGATTAAGCCGCGATCCATTCTGTTGCGCTGTTCCTGCGGCATCGCCAGCACCATCTGGCTGTATTTCTCGATCGCCGTTATGACGAACGCCTGCATCATGGCGCCGGTAGGGCTGAACTCCATCAGCCTCGTGACGAGCTCCACGTTCGTTTCGGGTCCTTCGCCCATCTATTCGTCCTTCTGTCGATCAGCACCGCTGCTGATGATTCTTTCTCGCATGACGCCTGCTGGCATGCGGGTGGCTTGTGCGCTTCACATCAAGCCCCATAGCGCCCTGCCGTCCATGGGCTGCTCGGTGTTTTCCACCCGCGCCTCGCTGTCTAACCCCACGATCGTGCCGTCGTTGTAGAGGGCGACGCTGTCTTGGAAGTGCATGTGGCTGCGATCGGGCAAGCCGGCCGGGAGCTGGTCTTTGTCGAGCCAGGCCAGCATATAGCCGTAGCCTCCCTTCTCGACAATCGCCGGCGTGCCGTCATTCCATTGGACCGACTGATCCCAATCGACGTCCGGGAGATCGAAGCTGGCGTTGATGTCGGCCGTCACGCGCCATCCCAGTCGTTGTAATTGCGCTCGGCCGGCGGATCGTCAGCCGTGCCCTTGGCGAAGATTACGATGTCCCACGGCGCTATGTCGCGGAATGCGCGCCGATCCCATCCGCGGTGGATAAAGCCTGGCTTGCCCCAGATCTTGACGGCGCTCCAATATTCCTCGCCGCGAAAGCCTACGAAATGCAGGGCGGGCTTCTGCAGCTGTTGGCCGCAATTGGGCATACCCTCCCGCCAGGCATAGCTGACCGCCAGGCACAGGCAATCGTCACGGTGGCGACCGGCGGCAGCGAGAGCCTGCATCGCCTCCAGCTGTTCCTCGAAGCGCCAGCGACGTTCTTGTTCGCGGTCGGCCATCAGTCCTCGATCTCCATGACGCGCACGCTGTAACGCCGCCCACTCTTAGTGACGGCGAACCAGGCGACGTTTTCGTCCACGATCGGCGGGTGGGCATAAAGCGTCTTGCGCCGGCTCAGTGCCTTCTGGAGAGAGCGCGCCAGGTTGAAGGATTCATCGCCTTGCATCATCGATGTGCTAGCTCCACCGGGTCGACTTCCTCGATTGGGATGCCGAGCCTGGTTGCGAACTGAAAGGCGTTTGAGCCACCATCCCTGAGCAGCACGTCATGCACGCCGCGGCAGTGGGTCTGGTTGTCCTTGTGGCAGAAGAAGTGATTGCCCGTGCGCCGGCATTCGGCGACTATCTCGGCCGCGCGATCGCCGGTGACGATGCGATTGCGCGTCGTGAGGCATTGGTCACATTGCCTGGCGCAGAGGCGGAGGGATGTCATCGACCTGTCTCACGCGGCGCTCGGTAGGGGGCGCCTCGCAGCATTTCGATGACGGCGTTGTAGTCGTCACCATTTGGCGGAATGTTTAGCTGATTCAGGGCGCCATCATACTGCGACACGTTGGCGATGCGGTCGTTGAGCATCCGGCGCTCGTCGACGGCTAAATCGTGCAGCTCTTTCCAGTTTTGAGCCATTACGAATCCTCCTTTTGCCTGCCCTTGAGCAGCGCATGGATCAGCTTCGCCTCTCGCTTACCGATCGGCTGGCGGCTGGACTTGATCGCCTGGTCGACGGCCTCGCGATTGTATTTGGACGTCATCACCAACTGCCCTTCGACGACATCTCAGCGCGCACTTTGTTGGCGAGTTTGGCCTGGTCGGCGAATTCCTCAGCCGTCAGATGATCGAGAACGCCGCCGTTCATGCCGCGCAGGATTTCCTCAATCTCTGCGAGATCATGTGTGTCTGTGACGCCGGTCGCCTGCTCGATGAGCTGCCGATACATTGAACCAACCTTCCTGTTCGAATCAGCACCGCTGCTGATGTGTGTCGTCATATACGCACCGCGGGCGGCTTGCACCTGGATAAAGCTTCTTGGCGCGACCGATTTTAAGCGCTTCTCAGCGTCGTTATATCGCGACCGTGAAAAGCTGCGTATATGTCAGATTTGCGATTGTGCGCCCGGTTGCGCTTCAAATCTGACACATGCCGCGCACGATCGCGAGGTGCGGTCAGTAGAAGCGGTCTCGCCAGCGCCAAAAGATCTCTTCAGCGCGCCAGCGCAGGTAATAGGCGATATTTCCCAACCATGACCGCTTGCGGCCGAAGCTGAAAGTCCGACCCATGTCCGCTGGTTTCACGGTGTACGTTGGTCCGGTGGCGCCCGGAATAGGCTTGCCGTCCCGATACCATTGGAACTCAGACTTCGCGGCGCCCCGCATCAGGCGCGCAGCCATTTGAGATACAGGTCACTGTCGTTGATCTCGGCCGGAACTTCCTCGCCCGCGGCCGCCAGCTCCTTCAGGATGATCTCTCGCGCCGCGGGTGTGAGCGTGTCGCCCCAGCGGAAGTTTCCAAGGCTTGCGATCTTGCGGCCCAACCGTTGCTGCTCGGCATGTTCGTTCATGTGGGCGTCCATCTCCGGCATTGGCGCTTCCCAGCCGCAGTCGGGGCAGATGAAGATTTGACTCACGCCTTCAGCCGCCCGACGAGCGAGAGACCGGGCGGTGTGAGGAAGTCGGCAAGACGCATCACTTGCCCAGCCTTTTCGCCAGCTCGGCGAACTGACGCTCGTCTTCCGCGCGATCCCTCGCCGCCGCCGCGGCCGCTTTCCTTGCGTCCTCGCCCTTCAGCATATCCACGAACACCTGCTCCTTCGCGGCCCAATCGGCATCGTCCAGATAGCTCTCCGGGAAATAGACGGTCTGCGTCTCATATTGATCGCCACAATATGCGCCGAACTGCGCGCCGATCAGCTTTGTGCCATCGTCGTAGCGAAGGCGCCGGTGATTCCGATAGTACTCGCCCATCGTGCAGCGTTCGTATTTGTCATAGGTGCGCGTTCGCGAGCCACCGCCACCATAACGCGGATCCCATGTATCGGTCAGGCTGTCGCCGCGAAACTCCGCGATCTCTTCGGCAAGATCGGCGATCACTATGTTGATCCGCTCGCCCTCCGCCTCATAGACATTAAGCGCGTCCAATTCCCTCATACAGACCTCCTGTGCGTCGCACCGCTGCGACGTTTCTGTCATGCGCGCTGCCTTGCTGGCATGCGAGCGGGTTACACTAGACCATAGAGCGGGTGCGTCTGCTCCGCGGTAAAGCGCATGGCGCGCTTGGCGTAAATCTCCTTGTGGTGGTCGTAGGCGCCGGTGAGGATCCTCGTCCGCGCCGCCATGCCCTGCCAGGTGACATGGTGGCTGTGCAGTCCTGGGGCGGCGTTGACCGCGATGAATTCCAACTTCAACAGTTCGCTAACGGCATCGCATGGGCTGATGGAAAATCTGGGGCGCTCATCCGGCGGCAAATCATCCACCAGCAGCCGCCTGGCGTGCTGGCTCAAGCCGTCGATCTTGAAATCGATGGGGCCGCGCGGCAGTTCGACCATTTTCTTATCTGCCAACGCCTGCTCGGCCGGGCCCATATTCATGATCGGCCGCGGGCCATGAAGCGGCTCACCCCGCCAGGTGTCGTTGTTCGGCGGCTGCGCGATCCCGGTGTTCGAGTAGGCGTATAGCTTACCCATCCGGTCTCTCACGATCACGCAGGTGCTCGGCAGATGATAGGAGCCCGTGCGGGCGTGGATACGCACGCGCTCGCCGGTTGTGTCAGCGAAGCAGAGAGGCTTGCTCCAGTCGATCATCACACCAGTCCGAAGAGATGGTGCGACGTCTCGGCCGCGCGTTCTGCACGTTTCGCTTCCACGCGCTTGCGGGCTTCCTCAGCCTGACTGACACGGTTCCTTATTCGCCTGTTGTGCGTCGGCTTTGGCGCACCATCCATGTAGAATTCATAGACCTCGCCGTTACGATCGACGACTGAAGCCCACTGCAAATCGCCGCCATCTACATGAAAGCCGTTCAACCAAGCGCGCCCGCCCGTGTCTTCAAACTCCAGTTGCCGATCCCAGTCGATTGTGCTCGGCAAAGGCACATCTTCAGGCTCGGCGACGTTGCGAACCTTCCAAAGCCCGACATGACACCAATTCGTGCCGTCTGGATTCCAGCACCTATTCGCCTCATCAGGGTTCGGGCACTCGATCGTCTCGTATCCCTCGCGTCCTGGGGATTCGGTCGCCCGCCCTTTCACCGTCAGTCGCACAGTCTCCCCCGTGCCCTCCCGCACGGCTTCGATCGGCTTTGTCCAGTCGATGGTCACAAGTGCGTGTCCATGCCGGTGACTTCGGTGAAGATCCGCTGCAGATCCTCGGCGAACAACCCCTCAACCTCCTTGACAGGCTTCAAGTCGAGGCTGCGGAGGCTGCTGAACACCATGCGATAGGTGTCGTCGGGATCGAGCGCGATGGCGAGACGATTGGCGCCGCACTTGTTCCGCGGCAGACGCATCGTCAGCACTCTCCCATGCCCCACGAACCCGGAGGCGCCGGTCATGGCCACGAAGCGGTTGCCGCCGAGCTGATCGAGGATCGTGCGGGCGATCTGGTTGTCGTCGGACATCAGCGTCCCTCCTCTACAAGCCGCATGACGCGCTTGATGCGCCGGCGGTCCCACTTACCGTTGCGAAGCATCGCCATCCAAAGACGGGTCGACGGACGGCTCATATGTTCGGCGAACGAGTTCACGCCGCCTCCAACTGCCGTTCGCGGCCGTGAAAGATGTTGCAGAAATTCGTGGCGTCGGTGTGATTGATCCGCCCGTCTTCCTCGCGCGCCGACGTCGGCATGTTGGCATCGAGCCAGGCCCGCACCTTGTCGTGGTTCACGATGCGGCTCGTGGCGTGATAGAAAAGGATCTTATGCCCCGCGACGGTCGCGGTCATAAGGCTTATGCACACCGGCCGGCGATTGTCATAGCCGACGACCTCGAGGAAGCCATGTCCGGTGCTTACCCAGGTGAAGCGCGTCTGGCCGCGATCGTGGTGATATTCGCGCCACAACATGTGCTGCGCGTACGAGTCGGCCACCACCGCTCCGATCACCCCTTCCAGGTATTTCTGAATTTCATCGTCCGCCATAAAGGCTCCCTTTGCATACAAGCACCGCTGCTTGCAAGTGTGTTGTCACACACGCGACAGAGGGACGCGAATGGCTTATGAACCCTCCTCGACGCGGAACTCCATGATAATGTCGATCGAGTCCTCATTATCGCCAGGCCGATGCCGTTCAGCTACGATCCAGCGCTCGCCGTCCCGCCATTCGCCATATACGAAAACCCCCTGCCCCGGCGATCCCCACAGATAGAAACTCGGCGGCTCCTCACCTGGCTTGAAGTCGCGCAGCTCACCGTCGAGCATCGTTTGCCAGGCAGGGTCCATCATATCATCCCAAACAGCGGGTGGTCGCTGTCTGGAGATTTAGCTGGAGCGGGTGCCGGTGTCGATTTGGCTTCGGGTTGAGACTGGCGGACGTTGCGGACGGCGGGTTGATCGCTGTAAAAATGCGTGCCATCTCGGCGATAATTCCAAAAGCTGGCGTCGCTGGGATCGTCGCTGATCCCTACACCGCGTGTGCTGTCATCGAGCACTAGGTCAAATTCCGTCACATAAGCACGACGGCCATCCTCGAATTCGATCGGCTCGCCCCAGTCGATCTCCGGCGCGTCGCGCTCGATTGCGTCACCACTCATACGTAGGGAGCTCCTCGATCTCCGGCGCGTCGCGCTCGAACATAATCCAGCAGCACTCGCGGCGACGGGCCTCTGCGAAGCACTGAATCAGATCGCTTGGCTCGCTTTCGACGTCCTCGGTCACATAGACGAACCAGCCGTATTCACCCTTCACCCAGCACGGGCCGGACCAGAACGGGAGAAAGGAATTGCAGGTATCCTCGGTCAGGTGAGCCGTGGAAAGAACCAGCATAGGTTCGATCGGCGATGCAGGCATTACTCGCCCTCCCCTTCTTCGTCGTCGTCGTCGGCGCGGAGTTCCAGCTGGTTCTCGGACCAGGTGTCGCCGTTTTCGTCGAAGAAGAGCCTGTGTCCTGCCATATCGACTTCAGTGACCTGACCGTCCCAATTCACCTCCGTCCTGCCGGCGTAATGGAACTCATAGGTGCCGTTGATCAGCTTGGTCACGCCGCTATTGACGATTGGCACAGGACAGGCGGGGATCATGTCCCTCGTCGCAACAATCTCCGCGCCGTTCGGGGCGAACAGTTTAGCCATGAAATTCATCCTCCTGTCCGTCGAGCACCGCTGCTCGCTGATTGTCGTCTATCGTGGTCGTTTGTGGGATGCGGGTGGGTTCGATCACCGCGAAAACCGCCGCGGCGCCCAAGCAAAGATGCAGCCCAAGAGGAAGATCAGACCAGTGAGATGCCAACCCAGAATCATCGGCATGATCAGAATGAACAGCAAGCCGAGAAGAATGTGACCCATCAAAACTCCCTTAGCGCGGTCATCGCGCTCAAACGCATAAACGACACATCGCGGTGGCGGTTCGACAGGGTAGAAAGCATGGGTTCAATGCCTCCTAAGTTGACAAAAATATCCCGTATTCCTGTCAACAACCGTACTACAACCGTTCGGTACAGAAAGCTAAGCCACTGATACATAACGATATTCCAAATATCGCTAAAATTGATCGATTTTAAGCGCTTTTCAGCGTGCTGCGAGAGGTTGCGACCGACCAAACCAACGCGCGCAAAACGCGTCTGAGACGCACCGCAGAACCACTCTGTCGCCGGTGTTTCGATTGCATAAGCGGTCATCAAACCAGACCGTAAAGAGGGCTGCTCTCAAGCTCGCGGCGCTCCGCAGCCTGCGCCTCAGCCTTTGCCCGGGCGGCGGCAGCTTTGCGCTGCATATCCTGCTCCAACCGCACTGCCGCTTCGGCGGCCAATTTCTTGGCATCAGCCGCCCAACGCTTACCGGCTTCCGCCCGCTCCAGCGCCTCCATTTGCTCGCGTTGCCTCACCCTAAGCGGGCTTTCGCTTGGCACCTTGGGCTTACCAGGAACGAGAATGAACCATCCTTCGTCCTCGATATAGACCGGCTCACGCGCGTCGCGAACGTTGTAAGCAAAGCCCGACGGATTCGCCCGCACGACGATGTGCTTGAGATCCTCCGCGAGTGCTGAATGGTCCGCGGCGCCCTTTGTCATCACATCAGGGTGTCGCCCCTCAATAAACTCTTTCACGCCATTGTGCTTGCGTAGGCTCCTCGGGCCAGAGGTGCCGTTCGAAACGTAGACGTTGTCGCCCGGCACGATGACGACATCACCGCGCGCCATCCCCGATGGGATCACAACCCTGATATCCTTGACGAGCGCGTAGATGCCCGTCAGCAAATAGCCTGGATCGGCGTCGTTGTAATCGATCACATCAATCCCCAAAGCGGGCTGGAGACCGCCTCGTCTATCGTGGGCGTTGGAGCGGCAGCACAGGGCTGATCATCTTGCTGCGACCCCAGGTCTCCACCCGCTATGTGCGCCTGATATCGCCGGTAGAATTCATCATACGTGATGACGCGCACGCCGTTGGCGATGGCCTGTTTTGCCTTCACGGTGTCTGCGCGCGACGCGACTAGAACATGTGTCCAAGCCGTTACGCGCGCATCAACGCTCCAATCCATCGCTCGCGCCCATAATTCCCATCGCTCGCGCGCAATGACCTTGCTGGAGCCAGGGTGAACCCCGCGCCCCGTGAAGCAGACGTTTGTCACCACATATCCTCGGAGAACAGCATGTGGGGGTTGCCCTGCTTCCGGACGACCTGTTTCGCCGCGCGCGCTATGCGCAGCCCCTCGACGCGATCAACAAAGCGCCCCTCGGATGTGATGAAGCCCTGGACGGCGCGATCGGGACCACCGGTGACGGTTTTATCAACACCGTAGCGCGCGCCGATGATGTGGTGATGCCGCGCTGGTTTCGGCAGCGACACGACGCCCACGTCGTCGTAATTGATGGCTGCGCGCTCGATGCGTTCGGTCATAATTTCCTCCCTGTCGCGATCCGATAGGCGTCGTAAGCGTTGGACAGATCCGCACGGATGCCGTCGATCTCAGGCTGCTCCTCGAACACGAGGTTCGTGTTGTCGCAAAGCCAGTCGCCCAGGCGGACGACGGCCGCTTCGACCGCGTCCTCCAGACCCTGCTGTGCCGGCGATATCACCCGACCCTCGACAGTTGTGACGGCGCGATCGCGGTTCGGATTGTTCCCAGCGCGATGCGCGGCAGGAGCTTGGTGGCGCCGTCGCTTACGCGCTTCGCCAGGACGCAATACTTCGGCCGGTTGGTCTCGAAGCCGACCAGGCGCCAGGCTGAGCTCCCATAATGGAAGATCGTGCCGTAAACCTCAGGTTGGAAGCCGAACAGCGCGGCGTCTCGCGCGAATTTCTCCTTCAAGACATCCTCGGCCGAGCGCCCGTCGATGACGGAAACATTCACCTTCATCTCGAACTTCATCGGGTCGAACTTGCCGCCGGCGTAGCGGATGCGGACGCCATGCTGCTGCGCGAACTCTTTCAGGTGCGCCTCGAACTGCTGACCAAACTCGCGCGCGCTGTGGCGGGTGAAAGTCGTGATCGTCATATCTTTCTCCTCTTGTCATCGCAGCACCGCTGCTGCGTGTGATTGTGTAGTCGCATACGCACCTGAGGCGCGCAATATGGAAATTGCGCTGTGCAATTATCCTTTCCTAATTTATATTAGTTGACCCGGACCCAACCAACGCCTGGTTGATAGTCAACCAGGCTGGGGATACCCTCGGCGATCACCTTCTTGTGCTCCGACACCGGGATGGTGACGTCAGCCAACTTGACCACTTCTCCAGTGCAATCGACAGCACGGCGGAATACATGTCTTTTCCGCATATGACCGGCCGCAAATGCCAAGTCGACAGCTTGCTCAATACCATCGGCTACAAAAAATCGTAGTCGATATGCTTGGTTGTAAATCGCAAACAACCGTAAACCAGCCACGCTCTTAAAACCCCCGCCATCACCCACTTCGAGTGATAAGTTATTAGGGGCAAAGGTCAAGGCGGAGGTCGAGCTGATTCGGATCAAAGCCACGTAATTTGCGCCATGATTTGATCCACAGAGAGGGACGCGGGCACCTCATCGCCAGCTTTATCGATGCCACCCAGAACCAGCGCCTTACCGGCGATCGGATGGGGCCAGCCTGCAATCTGGAAAAGATGATTCGGCCTCAACCGCCCCTCCTCGTCGCAATAGAGGAAGTGAGGCTCGATCGACGCAGGGCTCGCCACTTCGAGCCAGCGATCGCCGATCGCGTGCTTGAGCTCCGCGTACGTCTTACCGACCTGGATCTCCGTGACGGTTCGATCGGCTGGATTGATAAGGATCGCGCGCATCAACTACCTCCTGATTAGCGCGACCGTTTCGCGCTTGTTGATGTGTGTCGTTACCTATGCGTAGCGCGCAGCGCAAGCGGCTAACGTCGCAAGCGGCTAACTGACGGGCCGGAGAAACGACCGCATCTGCGCGCGCGATGGCGCCGGGCAGTGGGTGTCGATTATGGACGTGACGTCCTGGCGGAATGCTTCGGCTCCATCACCGAGCTGCGCGGCAAGGGTTTCGGCAACCTCCGCGAGAAGATGCCGGCGCTCGATCTGCCGCTCTGTCATGTCATTGTTCATGCGCCATGGGTAACGCGCATGCCATGGCGCATGCAAGAGAGGACTTTGGGGAGAGCTTGCGCCCTCCCCTGCCCCGCCTGGCTAGAAGCCGGACGCTTCGAGCAGCGCCGCGCCCACGTCTGTCAGGCCCAGATCGGGCGCCTCGGTGATGAGGCTCGCATAGTCGATCGCCGGCACTGTCGGGTTTTCGCCCTCGTCATCGCGACCGTCTTCCCAGTCATTGGCCGCCAGGTCGCTAAGCTTGTGCCAGGTCAGCTTGGAGGGCTCGTTATAGGTCTGCGCGCCGATCCAGAAGCCCCCCTGCCTCGACCCAGAGATAGGCATATTCCTCGAAGTCAGCGCCGAACGCCAGAAGGCCCGAATAATGCGCCGGTGGTCCGACATTTTCGCCGCGGTCGCGGTTGTAGAAGAGACACATCTTGCCGCGTGGGTCGTTCGCATAGCCGCTGTGGTCGCCCTTACTGAAGTATTCCTGGCTCATCCATTCGAAGTCGTGCTTTTCGCCGATCTCCGGCCCAAGTACGGACATATCGCCTAGGTCGATCAGCTCCTGGATCTTGGCCACATCCTGGTAATGCTCGTGCAGGATGCGACCGTTGTGATCGAAATAACCATCGCTGTGACAATAATGGGCATCAATCGAGCCGTCGGCATGCAAAATGCCGATGCGGGAACGGGTGGACATCGTTAGAATCTCCTCGTGTGTGTTGTCACCAATGCACGCTAGACACAGCTGTCCTGGGGTGCGGGTGGATTAGTCGATGAAGTTTTTGCCCTCCGCGCCCCATGATTTGGGGATCGAGGCCCTACCGACGCCGCGGACTTCGACTTCAGGCTCGTCGGGATGGCCGACCAAGGCCTCCTCGGGTGTGGGAGCCGGCGGCTCATCTTCCTCGCCCGCGACCAGCTTGCGCTCGATCTCATCCATATTGGCGATCGTCACGCGGACGGACTCTTCAAGAGCGTCTCGCCGCTTGCCGAAGCCGAGTGGCGCCCAGGTGTAGCCGCACGTCGAACATTCCAAGACCTTGAGAACCACCTCGCCGGCGGGCAAACCAAGCGATGCCTCACGACCGCAATGTGCGGTGCAGTTGGGACAGGCGGTGCCCTTCAGATCGCCCCAGCCGCCAAGCTCGGTATGCTCGTCGTAAAATTCCTTCAAGGACTCGCAGCCCTCAAGTCCCGCCTCATGGTGTTGGAGCATCTCCAGCGCGATCAGCTTCTCAGCCGTCTCGTCGTCGGGCGCGATCACCACGGCGAAAAAGGTGCCCTGCTCATCCTCGCCGAACCACAGGAGCTCCTGCGCGTACGTCTTCATCCGCTCATCCATCGGTCTTCTCCTCCCTGACTTCACCGGCGCCGAGCACCCGGAAGCCGAGCCCGCGTTCGAGGGAGCTGCGCGACTTGTGACGGGCGGCGATCTTGCGCAGCTCATCCCAGCCCTTTGCTCGCAGCTCACCCAGGCGCTCGATCGTCGCGGACAGAATGTTTCCGAACAAGGCACCCTCGCTGTCCATGATTGCCTCGACGACGTCGGTCATGGGCGACACATGGGGTGTTGCGACCGTCGTTTCCCGAACGGGAAGTTTCGGGGTCTGCAGGGGCGGCTCAGCATCGCTTTTTTCCCGTTCGGGAACGTCCGCGGCAGGCTTACCGGCCCCATAACGCTGCGCAGTGGCGACGATGGCGCGCTGGAGCTTCTGCTCCTGCTCATTGAGATAGGACATGAGGCCGTCCTTGTCGGTCGGGACTTCGATCTGCGTGTAGTCCTTACCGGCGTCCTTTTGCGTCGCGACGTAACGCCGGTCCTTTGTGAAATAAAACTTCATGTGATCTCCCTACTGCGCCCCTGGCGCGGCATCAGTCTCCACCACCAGCTCGACGGCCGGCGACCAAATTGAGTCCTCCAAGATCTCCACGAACTCGGATTCGACGACCTCGCCTTCCTTCTCGAGGGTCTCTGAAGTGATCTCCTCGTCGGTCAGCTCGACTCCATTTTCATCGGCGTAGAAGCTGTCGATGACCCGCTGCTTTGCGGCCTCTTCATCTGCCGCCTCGACCACGATCGAATGCTGATCGCACGTCGTCACATTCTTCCAGAAGCGAACCCTGTATTTCGACACGTCACACCTCGCTTGTTAATCTTGTGCGTGTTGTCGTACACTCACCGCTCGAAAAGTCGAGCGGCTTTGTCACATCAACCCGAATAGCGGATGAACTGCCTCGGCAGGCGGCGGTGGGGCCTCGAACGGGCTATCCTCGCAGTGCATGAGCTCATCCATGTCGACACCGCCCCTCCCTACCCCGCTTGCTTCGAGCAAAATGGATAATTCGCGCCCGACTGTCCAAGGCGACTTGTCAAATGTATGCGTCCGATCGCCGCGGTTAAATTTGAAGCCGCCGCTGAACATCCGGATCGGGATGAACTCGTCGCGCCAGACGATATAATGATGCGTCCGACCGTCACCGGTCGCGGACAGTGGTATGCGTTTGGCGGGCCAGTAGAAGGCGTGCGCCTGAGCGCCGCGGGTGATAGCGCCAAGCGCATCGAGCCACCCACCAGCGTAGCTTACGGGATACTCAGACAGAATTCCTTCCGGCGATCGGACACCCTTGAAGATTGCGACGCGACCGTCCGCGAGGCGCAGCAAGGTAGCGGGATGTCCGTTATAGTGGGCGTGGCCAAGCAGGATATTATGCCGCGCCTCAACCGTCGGGATCTGATACAGCGGCGCCGCCCACAACGTCGATATATTTACGATCGGCACCCTTATCTGACGTGCCGCTACCGCGTCATGCCATTCCGGATGAAGGTCTTCCTCTCTGATAAACCCTGCCACCGCCGCCACCTAGTGCATCGGTGGCAGGTTGGCGGCGAGCAAGCGCTGCGCCTCGTCTGTCTGTCCCAGCTCGGCGAAGCGCTTGTATGTCGCATCGTCCTGGGTTGCCATGAACAGGCCGACGATGATCGCCATGTGCTGCTCCAGCCGGCGCGCTTCCTCGGACATCGCGAGTGCCGGCGATATGGCGCTGGCGATCTCGAAGCGGCCGTCCTTGCGCAGGAACAACGCGACGTCCCCTTCCCTGATGCCTTCTTGCGCGAAAATCGTCATGCGTGTCCTTTCTCTCGTTGTCGAACGACCTTAGCACGCTCGCACGATTCGGTGCGTGGGTTACAACACACATGCGTCCCGATACAAGCGGCTTTCGATGTGCTGGGGATCGGTCAGAAACGCGCGCACAGCATCAAATCGATATGCAAGCTTACCAACTCGCTGATTTGATGACATGACGTCTGGTGAGCGTTCAAATCGATCGATTTGAACGCGTGAGCGCAAATCAAAGACGACCACTGTTATACTCGGCCCACATGCTATCCCAATATTCGCGATGCTCGGCCGCGCAGGGGCTACACAGCATGACGGGTGCGTTTGGATCCTCACCCTCCCCTTCCCAATGGTAAGCGGTGCGGCTGTTCTCGAGCTTACACCATGTCAGCGTGTCACAGCGCTGGCACTCCACATGGAAGACAGGCGCCGGCGGCGCGGCCCTCATATCAGCAAGCACCGCGTCGATTTGGCTATCCGTCAGCGAATCGATTTGAGCGCACATCGTTATGGCGCCATGAACGGCACGCAAACTCCGGTAGCGAGATAGTGCGCGTATTGGCGGAAAGCGAAGCTGCTGTCCCCCTCCCCTGCCAGGCTGCTATCGATCGCCGCCTCGTGAAAGGCGATATATGCGCCCAGATCATTGACGCGGTCCTCGCCCGATTTGGCGGCCGCAATGCAGCGGCGGTAGATCTCGGCGAAATGTTCGCGGGTCTGAGCGATGATCTCGGGTGTAACGGTCACGCGCCGAGCAGCCTATCAGCTACCTCGATCGCCGCTTCGACCGCGTCCAGGTTGGCGCGATCGTCGTAAGTGCCATCATCCAGACCGGTGGATAGATTCTCGGCATAGCTGTGGGCAGCATTGCGAAGGTGGCAGACGGTGGTGGCATCAACCGCGATCGCCGCGAACTGAACGAAATCGCCCTCGTCATACCCGGCCGTGTCGAGCACGATGTCCTGAATCGGGCCACAAAAGGCGTAATCGATCAAACAACTGCGCGGTGCATACGAACGCTGCTGCTCTCGCAGAATTTCATTCATGCCATCGGCCGCTTCTTCGGCGCTCTCAACGTCGAGCAGCAAAGCTAAATAGACTATCTGCATGGCAATTCCCTGATTTGATGATTAGCGCACAAGACGCCGAAACGTCAGGCTGACCCGCTTGCCGACCTCGCGATCGGCCTTCGGTATGCGGTGCTGCCACTCGCGCTGCATCCCGGCGTGCATCAGCAAGAGGCTGCCGTTGCCGAGAAGCTGTTGGTGTATCCCACCGCTGATCGATCCAGGAACGTGAATTAGGCTCGTCTTGCGGAACCATATCTCGCGCTCGGCGCCGAAGCTGACCACCGCGATCGGGTGTTCGTGGTCCATCTCGGGGCTGTCATCGGCATGCCAGCCCAGGTGCTGACGCTGGTGGGCGTAGCCGTTGATGAAACAGCAATCGAAGCTGAGCCCGAACGAGCTGTTCAAGACACCGCGCACGCCATCCGCGACCATGGGCCAGTCGCTCATCGCCTCATAGGTGCGAGCATTCTCACCGCGACCGTAGGTGTAGGGCAGGCAGTAATCGTTCATCCACGCCTCATAGCGCGGTGCACCCTCGCGATTTTCCCAGGGGATGGTGTCCCAGAGATCATCGACGCTGGTGATATGGCCGAAGATGCCCGGCCGATATGTGACGGGAGCGCTCATGCTTCGGCGCCCCTTGTGACCAAATCGCGCGGGCCCGCCGCAGCGATCTCAATCCCGCGTGGAGCTGTCTGCTTCGGTTGGGCTCGAACCGACCGAACCGCGGCGCGGTGTGCCTCCACCTTACGGCGCAGATCGGTCCACTCTCGCCGGATTCGATTCGCCTCTCGAAGATCGGGAAGATACTGCTCATGCTTGAGCCTGTGACGATAAGCCCGCGCTTGAAACAAGCGCTCGGCGGCCATGTTCATCATAGTGATTTGCCCTCCTGTCGATTTGATGATTAGGCGGCTTCAAGCTCGGCTGCCGGTTCAGCCACCTCGGGCGGAAGCCCCAGCGCAGCGTTTAGACCCTCGACGGGCACGCTCGGGAGAGTATTCTTCTCCTTCGCCTTGATGAACTAGCGTGCGATCGGCATAACGTCGGGCCAACCAGCTTCAATCTGCCCGTCAGTGCGGAAGCCCGACATCACGCCGGCGATCTCCTGGCGGCGCGCGCTCATTTCCGCGTCGAGCGCATCGACCCGTGTGCAGAAGTCCATGATCGCCTTGCCCAGCTCGTCGTCAGCCTCAAGGTCCAGCATCCGCTGATTGTCGTCGCGATGGAGATCCAGCATTCGGAAGATGGCCTGATCTTCGCGAACGGCGTGCTGGGAGACGAGACTAATCGAGTAGACATGGCTCTGGCCGCGGAAGCCGAGCATCAGCGTCGCACCGCCGACGTTCACGCGGAAGATGCTGCGCGAAAAGAGCGCGGTGGGGAATTTGTCACGGATCAGGCCGATCGCTGCGCGCGTCTCGGCGTCGTAGAAGCGCTCGTAGACCTGGCGCTTGAGATCGTTTGCCTCGGCTGTCAGCTCGGCGACCTTGGACTTGTAGGCGTGCTGCATGACGGCAAAGTTGATCTTCCCGCGCATATCGTTCGTGATGATCGTCATATCGATGTATCTCCTGGTCGATTTCGTTGTTTGATGATTTGCGCGCAGATCGATCGGCGCTCTAATGGATAATCTGATGCTGCGGTTGGGTAGCGCGCAGGTAGAGCGCATGACTCTCGTCGCTCGCGCGGACCACGCGCTGATGCATGTCGAACTGCCAATAGCCGACGACACTCATGAACAAGAGGGCGGCTGCCTTAATCGTGCGACCCATCGGTCAGGCCTCCTGCGGCAGGTAGCAAAGGTTCGCGTCACCCGACCGCTGAGCGCCAGTGTTTCGGGGGCGGCCGTTGTCCAGTGTCCAGAGGATGCGATGGGCCGCTCCTCGGGCGGAGTTGTCGGTGCGCGCCCACTCCGAACCAAAGAGCCAGTCGAACAGGCTCAAATCGTCATCGTCGGAATGTTCGTCCGAGTCGGCACCGAAAGCGCGAAAGGCGTAGTCGGACCAATCTTCCCCGCGCTTCGGCGCAATACCCGCGAGTGGCCCGTGACCAACAACGCAAGCAACGCTGCCACACACATTCGTATCGATTTTGACAGCCGGCGCCCAAGGCGTCGCAGGCCCATTGTGACCGACGCGCGCATATGACTCCATATCGAAATGAGCATAGCTGCTCGGCAGGGCCAGCAAATGCGCCGCGATGGTGCGCAGGTTCTTTTCTTGGGTGGGCGTTATACCCAGGCGATCCGACGCTTTCGACATTGCTAAATTCCTCAGAAGGGGAGGGGAGGGCGCCGAGGAAGCGGCGCCCTCCCCAGGTGTTGATTACGCCGCGGCCTTCATCAGGGCGTCGGCGAGCGGCTTGTTGCTCAGGCGGTAGACGCGGCCGTCGACCGTGGTGAGCCCGAGCTGGCGGAACAGCGCCGTCATCTGCTGGGCCTGCGCCCGCGCTGTGCCTTCGGTCTTGCCGTCGCTGACGTAAGCCGAAACCAGATCCTTCGCGGTGAGCTCACCGCGGCCGACCAATTCCTTGACCGCGAGCTTGGTGAAGCCCGATAGGCGCTTGCCGGTCTCGACGGCGTCGCACAGGTTCTCGATCTTCTCGGCGACCTTCTTGGCGATCGTCGTGTTCGTGCCCTTGCGGATCGCATCCAGATCGTTCGCGATCGCTTTCGACACGAGCGTGCTGATCGGCGTGGTCACAACCGCTGTGGCGGCGGTCGGGACCTTGACCTTGCGAGTGCGGCCCTTCTTCTCGGTCGCCTCCGGGACGGGGGTCTCGGTCGTCGCTTCGGCGGTCTCGGGCGCGTCATTGCTTGCCGACGCGCCCGAGCCGATCTCCTCGAGCATCTGCTGGATGTCGTCGTCGCTGGTGATCAGATCAGCGGCGGGCGCGTCAGGTGCAATTTCGCCGGCAATCTTTTCGATCAACGCCAGGTCATCCAGCTCGATCGCGCCTCCGGCCGTGTTTTCGACCACCTCGGTCTCGGGGCGTTCCATCACGACGACGTTGCTGTCGCTGCCCTCTGCGGCCGGGTCGTTGCGCTTGCTGTTACGCTTCGTCATTTCTGTCTCCTCATTCGCGTTTCTATCATCGCATCGATGCGACAATGACGTGATATGATGATTCGCTGGTCCTGTCGGGTGGCTCGTGATCCTATTGTAGGAAGCCACCCGACGGATTTGGCTCAGCTGTGATCGGCGATGTTGATCACGAGTGGCGTCACGCGGGTGCGGATCGGCCGATCGGAATAGAGATAGGTGCCCGACCACTGGTGGTAACCGCCGTTCTCATCCCAATAGTAGACGTAGCCGTCCGAGCTGCCCCATGTGCCCTCATCACTCGGCGCGGCATTCATCTCCGTGCCGCTGTATTCGCCCTTATCGACGTTCCAGGTCTGCACTGGCGCGGTGAGGCGCTTACCGCTGGAGGTGATCTTGCCCTTCACCGTGTCATATTCGATCGGCTGGCCTGCCTGGTTGAGCAGGAGGATGTAGCCGATCTGACCAGGCTTGGAGGTGAGCTCGAGGCGCCGCTTGATATTGTCGATCTCGGCGTTTTCGGTGAAATTGATCGAATTGGCTGCCTTCGCGGCCTTCTCCGATTGTGTCTCCTTCGCGTCGGGTTGAGCCGACGAGGCGACGTCGCAGCCGGACAGGAAGGGTAGGGCGGCCGCCAGGGTCGCGAGAATGATGATCTTGCGCATCGTGAATCCTTATTCGCAGTCGGAGATGGACAGGGAGATCGGCGCCTCGCGACCCTTGAAGATCGCGTGGTTGGTTTCGGCCGATCGAGCGTTGTAATCGGTGGCAATCTCGCGGCAGCTCTGCTGCTGACCCGCCAATTCGACCTTCAGGCGCCGAATCTCATCCGCATCGGTTTCGCCGGCAAGCAGAGCCTTGGTCGCCGCAACCTGGGCGGCACGGGCCTTGAAAGAACCATCGGCGTCGTAAAACCATTCGTAGGACGTGATGATGTTGTCCGTCGTCATCGTGCGATTGACGACGCGACCGGGCGCGGTGGCGACGCTGTTGAAGACGCCGAGGTAGGTGAGGGGGATTGGGGAAACCAGGACCGCCGCAGCGACCAGGCCCCATTGCCAATTCTTCACGTAATTCTCCTCTTGTGTTGTCTGCTATGCAGCCTGGGCAAGCAGAGGTGCGCCGTGATCGGGCCAGGCGCCGATCCTTAATCCCTCGAAGTAGCTCTCGGCTGTCTTCGTGGTGTCGTACGAGCCGCTGTGTGCCTTCGCCGGGTCGTATTCGACGTCGAAGGTGCGGCAAAGCTCGCCCAAGGTGGGGATCTTGCCGTTGTGGGTCGCGAAGCGGCCCTCAGCCATGGTGTCGAACCACGGCACGTCGGGCATCTTCTCGCCGACGCGCTCAAGCTCGCGCTTGAGGAAGGGGTAATCGAAGCCCTTGTCGCCGGGATATTTGGGCCCGCCGCCGTTGTGGGCGATGACGATCGCGCTGGCTCGGATCAGGCTGACGATCGCCGGCGCCACGACGTCGAACGTCATGCAATCCTTGACCATCTCGGCGCTGATACCGTGAACCTTGAAGGCGCCGGGGTCGATGCGACGGAGCGGGTTGATCCGCCAGGTGATCTCCTTGAGGAAATCGCCCGTCACCCAATCATACAATCGATTCGAGTATTCGATGATACGATGTTCTGGCTCGTTTTTGCCGGTGGTCTCGAGATCCAGGACGTTCGCAATGAGGCGGGTCATATTTTGATCCTTTCATTGTCGTATCCGAACAGGTCGCAAAACTCCGCGGCGAGCTCGAGCACCTTGGCCTGCTGCTTGGTGAGCCGCTTTTTGTCCGTGCCTTCATTGCCGACGACCGCGTTCCCGTCCGCGTCGTGGACACAGAAGCCCCAGCCGACCATCAAGGAGACTTGCCAGCCCTTCGGGAGCTTCGCGCGGAGCTCGCGCTTGACCATCCTCAAAGCGTTGCGCCGGGCCAGGTTGAAGCCGGCGTGGAGCGTCCGCATCGTCACTTGCCCGGCTCCACGATCAGTGACGTGATCTCGTGGATCTCGTTTCGGTCCTCGATCAGGCGATCGAAACCGATCAGCCATGCCAGGTTCTGGGCGAACTTCAGCCGCTCGACCGGATCGGCCATATCGACGTGACGGGGGCTGTCAGCAATGAGGGCCTGCTCAAGCCGCTTGCTGATAGCTTCTGCGGCGTCCGACATGCTGTTGACCGCCAGCGGCGTCGTCAGAGCGTGCAGGCGCTGCACGCCCTTTTTATTGAAGAAGCCCATCCCCTGTTTCCCCTTCTAATCGACAATACGAAGCATCGGCCTACCCCGCGGTGGCGAGACGGGAGCGATCACTTCGGTCGGGGCAGGGGAGGGCGCTTTCGCACCAGCCACTGCCGCAACGTTCTCATGAACAAGCGTGATCTCGAGTCCGTGGACCGAGATCCAGGCGCCCGATGACACCGTCGCCATGACGCTCGTTATCTGAGCGTCGGCGAGCTGCCCTTGCGTTATTTCGATCAGGCCACGGTGGATCAGCAGCTTCAGCAGATCCTTACCGATCTCGATCTTCGTAACGCTCATGAGTGATTCGCTTTCATGTGTGTGGTTTATTATGCAGCGAGCGTGTGCGCAAGCGGCTTAATGCCCAGACGTTGCTCGATAGTGCCGGCGACGAATAGCCAGCGCTGATTGCGCGAAAGCACTTCGAGCGGCATCCGCGCGATCTTCCCGTTCAGGTCGTCTTCGTGGGCGAAGCCGCTGACAAGAAAATGGTGATGCCATTGATACGCGGGATTGACCTTCGGCTTGTGCGGATGGTCCTCGACCGGAATGCCTGGCGGGATCAGGAATACGACGTCGGCCATGTTGCGGGTCGCGCGAATGCACTGATCGACATATTGCATGATCCGCTCGTGGATATCAGGCGTGCCGACAGCCGCGGTGATATCCGCCAAGAGATATGCGGCCAAATCGAGCGGGGCGCGATCGCTTACAAAACCGTTCGCGGCCTCCGGAGCCGACATCTTCGAAAATAGGTCCGCCATGACCGCAGTCTGGTAGTCGATGCGCAGATCGAGCGGGACAAGCCCCTTCAGGTCCACGCCCATCTCGGTCGCGATACGGCCGGCGTCCGAGGCGATGTAGGGGAGATTGTATTCGCTCGCGACGCGGCGGGCGAGGGTGGTCTTACCGGCGCGGTGTGCGCCAGTGAATAGAATGCGAGTCATCAGCGGCGGCTCCATTTCAAGAGTCTTAGGGAGAGATAGGCGCTCACATAAATGGCGATACCCAGGGCGAGCCCCACGAAGGGCGCATTGGCAGGGCTGATGGTCATGTGTGTTGTCTCCTATGCATGCGAGCTAAAACGAGTCAGCCCAGGCCTGTAGTCTGGCCCCAAGATGCCCTTGCAGGCGTCTCGCAGTGCGGAGCGGGTGAACGGCACCCCATCAGGCGTTTGCTGGCCCTGGAGCTCCTGTGCGAGCGTTCTGGAGCCCCATACGATGCCGAGCGCCGTGCAGAGCTCTACAGCGCGCGAATAAAGCGCAGGCGTCGACCGGAGCCACATGAACACGTTCCAGCAGTTCGCGTTTCTGTGGCTCTTCGGGTCGAGCATTGCTCGATCGATGTTGTTCATGATTACCCCGCCCTGGATGGCTCCCGCCGGGAATGTCCGACGGCGGGAGCCTATCTGAAGGTTTACTGGCCGGTCGAGCCGAGCCCGCCCTCGCCGCGGGTCGTGACGCTCGAAAGCTCCTCGACTTCGGCGGGAACGATGTGGCTGACGTTGGTGAAGACGACCTGAGCGACACGATCACCCGGGTTGATCGTCTTGGTCTGGTTGGAGCGGTTCCAGATCGTGAGCATCCACTGGCCCTGATAGTCGCTGTCGATGACGCCCGTCAGGTTGCCGAGCACGATGCCCTTCGTCCCGAGACCACTGCGCGGGAACACCAGGGCGACCAGACTCGGATCCTTGATCCAAAGCTTGATGCCGGTGCCGATGATGGCCTGCGCGCCGGGCCCGATATGCATCGGCTGGTCGATTGCCGCGAACAGATCGTAAGCGGCCGAGCCCGGTGTCGCCTGGACGAAGCCGCCCCATTCGACGACGCGCTTGTCGAGAAACACAATCTCGGGACCGGTTGGCGCCGGGGCGGGCTCGACTTCGGCAAAGAAAGCGTCGTCCGAGACGCGTGCTGTTGATGAACGTGCCATGATATATCCTACTCCTTGATGCGCCGCAGGATGCCGCGCAGGTGTTCGTCGCCGGCGTCCGCGGAGATCTCCAGGTCATCGAGCGAATGGGGTGCGTGGGGGCGTGCCGCTACCAAGAGGCACTTCGCGAAGCGGCGGATCTCGAGATCGGCATGAACGCTGCCGCGGAGCTCGACGATATGGCGCAGCGCGCGGATGTTGGTGGTGAAGATCAGCTGCGTCTGGCTCGCGTTCGGGAGCACTGCTCGAGCGGCTTCGTTAGCGCGCTTCTTCACCGAAGTTTTACGCTTGATGAATTCGACCGAGTCTTCGCCCAGCTCGATCTTGGCCGCTTCAAGCTCGCGGTTGAGCCGTGTTCTGAGCTTTGCCTGGAAATTGCTGTAGCGACCCAGCGCCTCCATGCAGGCCTCGGCGAACTCGACGAATTCATCATCGGCGAGGAGCTCTTCGTCTGTTGGGCGGTCAGGGAAGGTGACATATTTGGTCAGAATGATCGGCGGGACGATGAACTTCATGTCTGCCATATCGACGTAGCGCTGGCTCTCCTGGCTGTAAGCCGTGCCGACGCGGTGCCGGATAAGCTCGTGCGTCAATGAGCGTGACACGCCGGTGACTTGGAACACGATGTTCGCGTGCTCCATTACCGAACCGTGCGCGTCGCGAATGATGTTCGCGATATATTCATCGTTCGGGCGGCCGTGCTTCCATGACTTGTAGCACTGACGCCCGGCGAATTCCGTGATATCGTCGGCGTTGCCGTCTTCTGTCATGATGCGAGCGAACAGCTCGGAGAGGGGAGAGCCATCAACTTCGGCGGCATCGGCAACACCGATTGCATCGACGCTCGATTCGAGATCATTGAAATGCATCACGGTCTTGGCTGTGACCGCTACGGTCGGCCCAAAAACGAAGCGGTCGAGAGAGATTGAGCTAGTAGATACCACCGTTATTTTCCCCGCATCCTAAGTGACGTTACGCGCTCGCATGTGTGTTGTTTGCTGCGATAAAGAGCGCATAAAGAACAACACAAACACGCGCAATAGCTTAAATGGTTAATAATCAAATTCCCGTGCGATTGTATAGGTTAACAGGGCGATCAGTACGCGTCGCCCCAATCCCCCTTGGTCGCAGCCTTGCTGTATTCGGTCGAGCGAGTCTCGAAGAAATTGGCATGTTCAGGGCTCGCAACCATGGCGTTAAACCATGGCAGCTCTTCTGCCATATCGAAAATGTCCCAATAGCCGAGCTGGCGCAGCCTCATGTTGGCGATCGCGCGGACGTGGCTCTTAATCTCTTCCCGGGTAAGGCCAGGGATATCGCCCGCCTCGAACACAAGATCGATGAACGCGTCCTCGATGCGAACGGCATCGCGCGTCATCGCCTCGACCCTCGAGCGCAGGAGAGCGCGGTCTATCTCGGGGTGCTCGGCGAGCCAGGTGTGAAAGAGCTTCATGACGCCTTCGCAATGAAGGCTCTCGTCGCGCACCGACCACGACACGATCTGACCCATGCCCTTGAGCAGATTCTGCCGCGGGTAGTTGAGCAGGATCGCGAAGCTCGCGAACAGGTATAAGCCTTCGCCCAGGCCAGACACGCCGGCGAGGGTCTCAGCGACCGAGAATGCGTCCGTCGGGTTGAAGCTATGGAAGAAGTCCGACTTGTCGCGCATCTCCTTGTATTTGGTGAAGGCGCTATATTCGCTCTCGGGGATGCCCAGCGTGTCGAGCAGGTGGGCATACGCGGCGATGTGGACCGTCTCCATGTCGGCGAACGCCGAGAGCATCATCTTGACCTCGACAGGCTTGAAGATCGGCTGATATTTTTGGTGATAGCAGTCCTGCACCTCAACATCGCTCTGCACGAAGAAGCGGAAGATGTTGTCGATCACGGCGCGCGACTTGGCGTCGAGCTTGTTGTAGTCCTTCACGTCGGCCGTGAGCGGCACCTCCCAGGGCAGCCAATGCATCTGGTGCTGGCGCTTCCAGAATTCGAATGCCCAGGGATAATTCATCGGGCGATAGATCAGGGGTGCGTTGTCGAGCGGCATATGTGTCGTCTCCTATGCAGCAAGCGCGCGCGGCGAGGGCGCTTCGCTCGGATGAATGTATTTGATGAACTGGTCGCTCTGGGGATCGCGGCCGAAATCCCAGATATACCAAGCGTAGTTATGCCGTGGGGAGCCTTTGCTGCCGGCGATCCAGCGTGGCCGCTTGGTGACGACGACCTTCCCCGCGTAGGCGGGGTGTTTGCTGAACAGTGCCTGGTTCTTGCGGCAATCGAATTCGTTGCGCAGGAACAGGGCTACGCGACCGCTGCAGCGCTCCATGAGCTCGAGCGCTTTACGGATGAATTGCGCGGCCAGATCGCCGTAGGGTGGATTGGTGACGATCGTCTTTGGGCCCCGGTAGCCAGGCGCGATCGACTTGGGATTTGACGCGAGGAAATCGACGCCGGAGACCCCGAAGCCGCGATCGTATAGATCCGTGGAAACGACAAGGGCGCCATGTTCGGTCAAGCGGATGGAGATATGGCCTTCGCCGCACGCCGGCTCCCAGATGCCACCGGGCTCGGCGACGCGGAAGAATGCGACCAGGCAGTCCACATATTCGGGCGGCGTCGGGTAGAATTGCCCCTCGACCAGCTCGAAGCCACTGTCGCCGAGCATCGCAACGTCACTCATACGAAATCCTGCCGCCAGCTGAAGCTGCCCTCAGACGGATCTGTGGGCTCCCAGATGGGGTATGTGACAACGGCATTATCCTCACGCCGGCGGATGCGGTGCCGTTTCACCGTGCGGTCTTTGCGGGCCCCCCTCACGCGTCCCACTTCACCGGCTTCACCGTCGCGTTGATATGCGCGGCGATCGTGGAGAACAGCGCCTTTTGCGACGTGTCCTTAACCTGGACGCCTCCAATCGTCGGCGTGAGACGACTCCCCTTATCGGCCAGGCGGTAGCGATTGCGCGCGACCTCCTCGACATGGATTGGCAGCATAGCCTTCATCTGCACGCGACCAATCACAGGCACGATCACATCGATATTCATCGCTCTACTCAATTCCGTTATGTGTGTGTTTGTTAGCATGCACCTCACGCGAGCGCAAGGTGCATGCTGTGGCTCAAATTACTGGCAGGCCAGGCACTCCAGCGCTTCGTCGAACAAAGGCGTCGATGCGACGTGCTGGTCGGGCTGAGGCATTTCACCCGCCATGTGACCGACAACCTGCGCGCGCTGGATCGACAGCGAGCGTAGGTAATAGAGGCTCTTGAGGCCCTTTTCCCAAGCAAGCATGTGCAGCGTGTGGAGGTCCTTCTTATGGACGTCTGCAGGCAACGCAATGTTCGTGGATTGGGCCTGGTCGATATACGGGCCGCGCGCGGCGGCATGCTCGATGACCCAACGCTGGTCGATCTCGACGAAGGTGCGGAAAACGCCCTTCTCCCAGTCGGTCAGGAAGGGCAGGTGCTGCACGGAGCCGCCATTGGCCGTGATCGACTTCCACTGGAAGTTTAGCCAATGCTCGAGGCCCTGATCGACTTCTCGCCACGCCGGCATCTTGGTCATCCAGTCGGTCATGTCTGCGTTGAGGCCGGAGAGCATCGTGCGCAGATCGCTGAACCTTGCCCGCAGCAGCGCGTCCAGGTGGGGGTTGCGCACCTCGAAGCTCCCCGACAGCGTCTTGTGGGTATAGACGTTCGCCGGGATCGGCTCGCCGGCCGCTGAGACGCCACCGCAGATGATGCTGATTGAGGCGGTCGGCGCGATCGAGAACATATGGCTGAAGCGCATTTCGAGGCCCGCATCGATCGCGTCGGGGCAGGCGCCTCGCTCGACCGAAAGCTCGATGTTCGCCTTGTCGGCCGTCTCGCGGATCCAGCGCCACATATTCGCCTGCATGTTGACCGCCTGGAAGCTCTCAAATGGGATCATCTTCGATTGCAGGAAGGTGTGGAGCCCCATGAAGCCCAGACCCACTGAACGCTCACGGATTGCGCTGTAGCGGGCGCGCTCGAAACCATCGACGCCATCAGTCTTCTCGATGAAGTTGGTCATCACGTTGTCGAGGAAGCGCAGCACATCTTCGATGAACAGGTCGTTCCCGAACCATTCTTCAGACGTCGCCATATTGAGCGAGGACAGGCAGCACACCGCGGTGCGTGGTTTGGCCAAATGGTCCATGCCGGTGGTCAATGCGATCTCGCTGCACAGGTTGGATTGGCGGATCTTCAAGCCGAGCTTCTGATATGTCGGGCCAGACTCCTTATTCATCGTGTCGATGAAGACGATGTAGGGCTCGCCCGTCTCGAGGCGCGTGATCAGAATCTTCTGCCAGATGTCGCGCGCGCGAACGGTTTCCTTCACAACGCCGGTGTGCGGGCTGATCAAATCCCAATCGGTGTCGTCCTTCACCGCCTGCATGAATGCATTCGGGACGGTCACGCCATGATGCAGGTTCTCAGCCTTGCGGTAATGGTCTGAGCCCTTGTCGGCGCGGCGTATGTCGAGGAACTCCATGATCTCGGGGTGACTGGCATCGAGATAGACTGCTGCTGAACCGCGGCGCAGGGAGCCCTGGCTGATGCCGGCCGAGAGCGCGTCCTGGATGTGAATGAACGGAATGATACCGGACGTCTTGCCGGATAGCCCGACCGGCTCACCGATGCTGCGCACTGGGCTCCAGCAAGTGCCGATGCCGCCGCCTCGGGCGGAGAGCCAGAAATTCTCGACCTGGAGGCCTTCGTTGATCGACGCGAGATTGTCCTCGATCAGATTCAGGAAGCAGCTGATCGGCTGCCCACGATCGGTGCCGCTATTCGACAGCACGGGCGTCGCCGGCATGAACCAACCCTTGGCGATATATTCGTAGACGCGCTGCGCGTGGCCGGCATTCTCTCCCCACAGATAATCGTCCGAGTTGGCGATCGCGACGCGGGCGAACAGGTCCTGGAAGCGCTCGCCGGGGATGAGGTAGCGATCGGAGAGTGTGGCCTTCCCGAAGGCGGTCAGCTTGCCGTCCAGGGCATCATCGACGGTGATGGTGACGCGATTGGCGATATCGTCATCGGCAGAAAAGTAAAATGTGCGCGCCTCGTCGGGCGCGGCAATGACGGTTGCCTCGGTCATGGATACTCCTTGGGTTTTACGAATTTGAAGCTTCAGTATAGCTTGAGCGCGTGTGTGTCGTCTAGCATGCACAGCTTACGCGCGTAAAGATTGTATCACCCCTGCAAGCTGGGCGAATTGCGGCGTTTTGATGCCGGCTGCGATCGCAGCGAGTGCGTCGGCAGGGTGCTCGGCCTTCTTTGTGATGAATTTACCCGGCTTCCCGTAGGGGATTTCCCAATCATTCTTCGCACCATGAATCGGCCATGCCTGTCCCGCGCCGGCGATCTCGACAGCCCAACGAACGATGTCCTCCTTATCGGCGTGCTTGGTGCCGTGGCTCGCCAGCTTCACCTCGGTCGGGCTTACCTCGAAGAGCGGGTAGGGGAGGGATGCCATCACACCAACGCAGACGCCATTCGAGAAGGCGCCGCGGGCGGACTGGGTGCCCGTGGGGATTTCGGCACACGCGATTTTGATCTTGAACAGCGCGACCGCATCTTTCAGGCCTGTGACGATCTGGCGGGTGCGCTCCATATCTTCGGAGCTCTTGCGGACTTTCTTGCCCGACTGGCCCGGCTTGGTTTCGATCAGCCCGACGCGATGCACCGTAGCGATGCGCGCCGTTTCGATCTCGACGTCCGCGATCGCATAGCCGGTGTTGGTGAGGCTGGGATCGAGCCCGAGCATGGTGATGATGGTCATTTGATTTCCAATTCGTGCACGGCCTGGCGTAGCGCGAGCGCATCCCACAGGGCATTATGTTGGACCGCGTCCTTCACCGATGTCGGGTAGGCGTCGATGCGCAGGATAGTGAAGTTGATCTGGCGGGCCGTTGATATCATCTTGCCGGGCCCGGTGATGAGCTCCTGGCAGAAATAGCGAACGTCATCCGGCCAGTCGGTGACGATATGCGGTTGTGGATCTCCGGCGAGGAAGTCCTCGATGAAGCGAGACCACTCCGGCCTGACATTCGATGAGTGTTCCACATCGCTGCTTGCGATGTAGGCGAACATCACCGGCATGACATTTTCTTCAACCCAGGGATCCAGTGCGAAATCAGGACTGCCGTCCGTCAGATATAGCGCGCGGCCGTCATCACGCACCAACGCCAGGCTGAGCAGCTCGCCGCCGAAGCCGTTGAATTCCGTGTCCAAGAAGTATCGCATCACATAATCCCGAACAGCGGTTCGCTGTGCTCGGCTTCCTTGCGGATCCGGTCGTTTCGTGCGCTGAAAGCCTTGTCGAAGCCCTCGGAAAGGATCTTGTGGATCTCCTTCCGCTTGGCGCAGGCCGCCTTCAGTTTCTGGTTGACCGCCTCGACGTCGAAACCCAACTCGGCTTCCACCTTGTCGGCGATGTCGGGGAAGATGTCCTGCGTCTCATCCCAGGGCAGCTCGATCCGGTCATAGACATCGCCAGATTGGGCCGCGACCAGAGGCTTGAAGTGAAAGATCAGGCCATTCTTCTTGCCGAGCGTGACCTTGTCGGCCTCGAATTTGGCGCCAGCGGGGACGGGGCACTTGCGGTAGCCGCCTTGCGCAGCTTTCGCCGGCACCCAGGCTGACGCTACGATCGGCAGCTTAACCTCGCAGGTGCGCAGCTGGACGCCGATGCGCGAGAACATTTCGCCGATCTCAATCAGCTGCTGGATGAAGGCGAGCGACGCGGCCTTCTCAACGTGTGCGGGAGCGGTCATTGCGCGCCCCTCCAAGCGTCAGCCAATCGGCGACATTCTGACGCCTCCTCGCGCATCGCGGCTGCAACCTTTCGGTGCCCTTCCGCCCTGTCGTGCATCTGACATTGCGCGAATACATCTGCCTGCTGGTCAAATCGCGAGGCCTGCTCGACCAGCCGCGCCGCAGCGCTATACAGGTTGTCGCGGTCGTTTTTATTGAGCGAAGCCATTATGCGGCCCTCAGCGACTGGATCAGCGCGCGACGGGTGTCGCGGCTGAAGAAGTCGAGCAGGACGCGGCGGCGGCCGGTGCGGGCGTTCGTCACCAGCTTATCGCCGCACTCCGCTAAACATTGAGCGGGGTGTCGCTCGACGATAATCCAGTCGCGCAGGCCGGTAGTCCTATTCATAGACAAATATCCTCGCAGTGAGTGAAGGAATAGATCGCGTGCCGCTCTTCCTCGCTGAATTCCTCGAGCAGCATATTGGCAAACGCATGCTCCTCCTGCGTAATGCCTTCCTCGGACATGCAGAATTCGATGTGCTCTTCCTCCACATTTCCATCTGCGATGATGATGTGGAGCGCGCCGAAATGATTCATTGTCACCCACTGACGGGCGACCGCCACCATGCGGTGGAAGAGCTCTTCGCTTTTCATACCAAAACCTCCGTGACGCCGTTTTCATACCGCGCCGTCCATGTGGTGCGGGCGTAGTCCGCGATGTCATTGTGGCTGATGACGAGGACGGATCCGCGGTCACGGGCCTTCTCCTCGAGAATGCCCATCAGCCGCTCCAGCCCCGCACTGTCCAGCGCGTCGTCAATCTCGTCACCAATAAACAAGCTGATCTGCTTCGTTGCGCGCGACGCTACAAGGTCTTGCAGCGCGAGCGCGCATGCGAGACGCACCTTGCGCTTTTGACCACCTGAGAGCGCGTTAAACGAAGGCGCCGTGCCGGCGCGCTCCACCGCGATCGAGAATTGCTCCTTGAGCTCCTTCCCGTCTTTCGAAGGCGTCAGCGTCGTCCAGTATGCCTCAATCGTGCCGTCGCTGAGCGCGCCGAGATACCGCGCCGTCCTGTCGTTCAGGAACGGCGTGACATCATCCAGGACGTGGGCGCGCACGCCCTTCGGTGCAAACACCTCGACCACCGCGGCGGCGTAGGAGCTGTCCAACTGTGCTGCCGCGACCTTCGCGTCCTCCTCGGCGATGACGGCCGCGAGCTCCTTCAGTTCCTGGTCGTATTGCTCGAGGAGGCCCTTATGCGGATTGACCTGGGCGGCGAGCTGCTTCGCGGCGTTGGCCTTGTCGACCGCCTGCTGACGGAGTCGCTCGAATTCGATCTGCTTCGCCTCCATCATGCGAAGCTCGCGCTGCAGGGCGGTCATCTGCCCTTGCGCGGCCGATACGTCCGTCATGCCCGCGCGGAATTTCTTGAGCTCGTAGGCGGCGTCGTTATGCGCCGCATGCGCAGGCGATCGCTCGGCGACGGCCGCTTGGTAGATATCCACGATCTCGCGCAGCTTTTCCTCGGCGAGCTTCTTGGCCGGGCCGATGTCGGCTGGCGTCTTTTTCTTGCCGCACTCACCGCATGGCTGGCCGACTGAGCCCTCCACATTGTCGAGGACGTTCTTCGCAGACTTCACCTGGGCGGCAAGACTTTCGCACCGGGCATCAACCTGATCGAGGGTGCGTGCCTTGGTCGCTTCGACGACGGCGAGCTCCTGCTCTTTCTGCCGCTCGATGTTCACGGCGCCGATCTGACCGGAGACCTTGGTGATCTCCGTGCGCAGATCCTCCATGCCGGGGATGTCGATCTCAGCCTTCACAGTTGAGGCGGCTGCGACGAGCTCCTTGGCTTGCTCGGTCAGCTCGGTGACGCGCGCGCGGGTGTCGGTTGCCCATTGCGTCAGCGCTGCGCTGCTGCGCTGAACAGCGTCTTTGATAGACGAGTGTCGCGCTTCGATGCGGTCGCGCGTGATTTGAGCGTCTGACAAGCGTTGCTGCGCTTCACGCAACCGTTCGCGCGCGACTTCATGCGCAGCATTCAGAACGTCGATCCCGGCCGCCTCCTCGACGATCAGCTTCAGCTCCCGATCGGTCTTGCGGGGGAGGTCGGGCATCTGCTCCTGGCCGGAATAGATGGCGGCGAGAAACACATCCTCCGAACAGCCGAGGATCTGCGCGACCAACGCTTGGGTCAGGTCGGTTTTGCCCTTGGTCAGGTCAGTGAGCGTGCCATCCTGCTCAACGCGCTGCGCGAGGAGCGCGTTCTTGTGCTTGGGCGCCTTGCGGTAGCGCGTGATGCGATAGGTGTCGGCGCCATCGATCAGGTCGATCGAGCCGCAGCAATCCTTGCCCGCTGCTGAGTTTATGACGTCATCGCCGGACACACCGCGGGCTGTCTTGCCCCACAGGATCCAGTTGAGGCCGTCGGGCATCGTGGACTTGCCGGCGCCATTGCTGTCGGCCGACGGATCATCGACATTCTCGCCGGCGATGCTGACCAGGCCAATGTCGGCCAGGTTGACCTTCACCTCGGCGATCGAGAGGAAATTTCTGAGATAGAGATCGCCGAACTTCATGCGACGGCTTCCTTTGCGCGTATCGGGGTGCGGGCTGCGACCCACCTGGCATTGTGGACGAGCAGGCGCGGCTCGATGAATTCGCAAGCGTCGGCTGTGATCTTACCCCACTCGATATCATCGCGGCCGATATCCTTTCGAACGTGAGCGAGCGCATCATCGAAACTGTGAAAGATACCGTGGAGGTCAAAACTCCACGCACGATTCGGCGGCTGGCTTATGAGCACGACGTCTGCCTGCGTTGCATCCGTCATGCTGCCAGACTCCGCATCTTCGCTTCGCCAAGCACGGCGAGCGCCTCCTGTTCGATCTTCGCCTTATCGAGCGACGTCTGCAGGTGCTCGCCCACGAAAGACGAGACTGACATCTCCAGCGTGGAGCCCGTCTGTGCGGTCGCATTGGAGCGCGTCACGGTGCGCTTCTTGGAGCTGTGGTCGACGATGCCGAGCGCGCCGCGATCCATGATCGCCTGGCGCATATCGCGAATGATAGACTCCTCCGCATCCTGCAGGCGCAGCCGGACATAGTTGCCCTCGAAATAATCGTCATCGACGATGTCGTCTCCATCCCAGTTGACGAACTTGGGCGCCTTGCTCTCGTGATGCTCGACACGATCCTCGTAGACGAGGAGGAATCCCGCCTTAGTGCCGGGGTCGTTCCAGGTCTGATGCGTGGTTGCGCCAACCGAGTAGACCCCACCGCCGAAGTCGACGTGATTGTGGAAGTGACCGGCGAACACGCGGCGAAAACCGAGAGCAGCAAGCTCGGCGGGATCGAGACACGCGTCCGGAATGCCCTTGATGACGCCGTTGAGCGGGGCGTGAAGGGCAACATCGATCTGCGCTGCCTTCGCACCAAGCTTCGTCGCAAAGCCCCGCAGAAGCGTGCGTAGGCGGTCGAGATCCTCGATCCAGGGCACCATAAGCAGGTTGTTGTGGACGATCGCTGGCTGGACGTGGACGGTGACGCCGGGGATCTGCTGAAGCTGCTGCATCGCATTGCCCAGCTTGGTCGCGTCCTTACCCTCCAGGTCGTGATTGCCGGCGATGATCTCGATGCGAACGCCAGTCTCGGCGATCTCGCGGATCGCGTCATAGGTCGGGTTGAACACGCTCGGCGCAATCTTGCCACGGACGTGGAATAGATCCCCGTCGATCGTCATGATGTATCCGCCGGCGGCTTGAAGCTCGCCCGCGGCGCGCTTCAGCTCGTCGAGAATGATTCGAAGCCTTGTGTTAACGCCGTCAGAGCCGACGCCTGAGAATTGGCTCCAGTCGTGGGCGTGGACATCAGCCACCTTGAGATATGGGGAGGGGTATTTCACGATCCAAAACTCCCCGCGTTCAGAATAGCAAACACGCAGATAAGCGCGTTCAGCACCCCTACGACAGACCAAATACCCATTTGTTTGACCGTCACCGCTCGCCCCTGTGTGTGTTGTTCGCTATGCAGCTTCGATAGCGCGCTTACGTTTGGGCTTCAAGCTGATTTCGAGCGTTCTGTGAGCAAATCTGTCTATATCCACCACTTTGACCGAGCGGCCAGAGAAGCCCTCCCGCGTGCGGGATATGCTGGGGTCGAACAGATCGGAGATGCGACCGGCCCAAATGCCCGCCAACTCCTCATTGACGACAATCACAGCGACCGCCCCTTTACGCATCGCTGTTCTGGCCAAGAGCATATCGACACCGATGCCGGCGGTGCCTTGGTCGATCGCTTCATGGATAGATTTCGCTCGGCCGCGCCAAACATGCGACGCCTTTTGAAACACCATCAGCGCCGGGCCGACGGGTGTATCAACCAACGTGCCCTGCGCCCTCGGCGAGCTCTTGATCGTCTCGAGCCGTTTGTATTGCTTGAAAAGGCGTCGTGAGAGGCTTGCCGTTGTCATTGAGGAGATACACCGCCGTAAGATGGGTTTGCTTATTGATCAGGCGCGGGCCGTAATTCTGGCGCATCCAACGAAGTAGCATCTCAGCGGCCTCGGCACGCGGCGTGTCGAGCATCGTGTGGTTGGCGTGCGCGTGCTTGATAAGCATCGGCACGATAGGGCCGGTGAAGACGGACAGGATCGTCGCCGACCCGAACATCTCCTTGCGCTTAACGTTGTAGAGGCCGACGCGGTCGCCTGTGACCAGGCGCTCCGACCAAGCCTTGCCAACGCGCATTGTATTGGAGATGCGATCGAGCCCCACTTCGTTCATGAAGCCGAACGCCGGGATCATCGCGTGGCAGGATTCGACATCGCCATGCTGCGCGCGCCAGGTGCAGGTGTCTTGCGCAGAGCAGAGAAGGCAGAGCGGTTGCCCGCCTGCCTTCCACCGACCGTCACGGCGCCGTAGCTGGCGAGTGTCTGTTTTCATTCTACGTGGTGAGCCTGCCGCCAAAGATCTGCGACCAATTCGGGCAGCTTTGCCCGAACCACGCCGCCCGGCTTCGATCCATCATCCGCGGTGAAAGCCGCCTCGCCAATGTGCGCGCCGATCTGATCGAGCAGATCCCGATAGTAGGACTCGTTCGTGCAGAATTGTGCGGCGGTTTCCTGCCACATGCGCGCTCGGCGCTCAGCTTCCCGCCGGCGCTCGACCTCGCGGTTGTTAGCCTCGAGGAGCTCGGTGACGCGGCGATCAACTGCGGCGCGCTCGACAAATCCCGGTGGGCACTTGCGGACCAGCCCGAGCTCGCTGACGGGGGTTGAAATGGGTGGATATTCCGCATCATTCGACCTGCTCGGCGCCGCCGCGATCTTTCCCTCAGCTTCGGGGTCTTGTTCGCCCACCGCCAGCTCGATCCGATAGACGCTGTTGCGGGTGCGGATGATACCGTTCGCGTCAGGACCCTCGAGAATTCGGCTGGTGCGGACCTGCTCACCATCCCGAAAGCGTTCCTTGCGATCGTCGTAGATGCGACCGATCGCAAGGCTGCCATTTCCGCAAGGCACGACGCGGGCATTGCGCAGAGTGCCATCAACCCCGGCGAAGTTCATGCCGCCACCCGCTGCGCCTGGACCTTCTCGGCCATCGCGATCAGGACGTCGATCGCGTCGGGTCGCTGACTGACCACCTGAGTGATCTGGGTGCGGAAGTATTTCTTGCCATCCCATACGAGATAATCTCCCTGCTTCTCAAACCCGCCGATGTCGACGAGGTGATCGATCATCGAATCAACAATATCGATATAACCAGTACCGTCGGGCTTGAAGCGGAATGACCAGCCAGTCTTCTCGAAGGGGCGATGGGTTTTGTTCTTGATCACTTCCATCGTGATGTTCTGGCCCTCGACTTCCTTCGTCTTCTTATCCTTAACCATGGAGCGCGAGAGGAAAGCGCGGGTCGAGGAATAGAAGGGTAGGGAGTCGCCGCCCGGCGTGTAGCGTGGATCGCCGTAAACGACGCCAGGCTTGGTGCGGATCTGGTTGAGGAACAGAACGCATGCGTTGTTCTCTTCCACGAAGTTGCAGAATGCCGGAAGCTCCTGCGACGCCGCGGTGGCGAGTGCGACCTTTTCGCGCATGTTGGCTGCGTCGGAGCCGCGCTCCATCTTCTCGGCCGGCACCATCGCTGCGAAGCTGTCGAACACCAGCGCGAGCGGCGCCTCGAAGGGGATGACGTCGGCCTTGCGGATCGCCTCCATCCAATCGACCGCCTGATCGATCGATTCCTCGAACGTGCGCGGACGCTTGTAGGTGAAGATGCCGGCTGCGTTATTGAGCCCGAAGCTGACGGCCAGATTCTCGGCGAACGTGCGCTCATGGTCATGGAAGGCTGCGGCCCCGCCCGCGCGCTGCGCTTCGATCATCACCGACGTGGCGATTTGGGTCTTGCCGGCCGATGGTGGCCCTGCAATCTCGTGGACGCGTGACGACTTGTAGCCGCCGCCGCGGTAGGATCCGCTCAGCGCGTAGTCGATGTTGGGGACGCCGGTCGATAGGAAGAGGCCGAGATCCTTGTTTTCATCGGACTTTACCTTGCCCTTTGCGAGGGCGCCGGCGAGGGCGTCTGCGAGACTCATTGTGCTTGCTCCTGGAAGTAACGGAAGGGCCGCATGAAGCGGTCGAAGTCATTGAGGATGGAGATGAAGGCGAACTCGCCGCAGAAGGAGCGGAACCCAGCTTCATCGAGCGGCTTGCGGATCAGCTGCAGACGCTCGGGCGCCGGGATCGTGGGGTGCGCCAGGTCGACCAGCTCAAGGTTGGCGCGATAGCGTTTCTGGATCGCCTGATCGCTATAGAGACGCTGGTATTTGACCGGCACTTTCTTCTTGCCGTCCGCGAGGAACGCGGCCTGAACCTCTTCGACGCTCAGCGCGAGGAAGGAATCTACGTCACCAAACAGACGAAACAGGTCGAGCGCGCCCTTCTCACCGACGCCGCCGCAGACCGGCACATTGTCGCCGACGTCGCCCATCAAGGCCTTCATCTGGATGAACGTCTTGGGTGATTTGCACCCGGTGAAGGCTTCGAAGTCAGTGTGCGCGCATTTGCGCGCCTGCTTGTGGTCGACCCACATCACGCCGGGCCGGACGATCTGCAACCAATCCTTGTCGCCGGTCACGAGAACGACGTTCTGCCCCTTCGCGATCGTCCGGCGCGACACGATCGAAGCCAGATCATCGGCCTCCATGTTCGCAGCGATCAGCTGCGGCACGCCGAGATATTGAAGGCCGCGCGCAATGTCGCGGCGCTGCACCTTGTACGCTTCGCGCTCAGCGACCTTGGCCGGGTCGGCGACGCGGTTAGCCTTATATTCGGGATAGCGATCCTTACGCCATGACCGACCATCCCAGAGGACGATCGGTGCGGAACTCATATGCTGTTCGAACAGCTTGCGCATTGTGGTGAGCGCGCCGAAGATGCCCGTTGTGTCGCGATTGCCCGCGGTGAGGCGCATGCCGGCGCGCTGGTGGGCCGCATAGCCGATGCTATTTCCGTCAACGAGGCACTTGTACGTCATGGAAACCCCTGATTGGAGGGCGCGTCCGTCAATTCCGGAACAGCGCCCTCCATGGTAGTTGCGGAGGTCATCTCCGCTCAGGCGGGGCCGCCACCGGCGACCCCAATCAGATCAGTCGAGACCGGCCAGGATCGAGTCGATGTCGAGCTCATCGCCACCGGCTGCCGGGGTGGTTGCGGGGGTAGGGGTGGCCGCCTTCGCTGCGGCGGCCTTCTCTGCAGCTGCAGCTGCCTTCTTGGCCTTGGCAGCGGCGACCGCGGCTTCAGCTGCGGCGAGCGCCGCATCTTCGTCGTCGTCCACCACATCGAAAGGCACATCCTCGGCCTCGGCCGGCTTCGGCTTGCTGTCAGCTTCGACCGAGGCGACCAGTGCGTCGAGATCGGCGTCGAGCGCGTCGTCGGCCACATGGGTGATCGCTGCCGGCGGCGTCTTGGTGCCGCCGGTGAGCAGTTCAGCTGCCGAGCCCGCTACCGTATTGCCCGTTACCGAACGCAACAGCTGCAGCGCCTTGGTTTCCTTGTCCGTGAAGGTCGAGGAAATCCAACCATCGAGATCGTGGCGCTTGTCGAGGATTGCCTGCTTGATCGGAGCGGGCTTGGGAGTGACGTTGAACTTGTATTCGGTGTCGAGGCCCGATCCCGTCTTCTCGCAGATGAAGATGTGCCCGCGATCGGCCGACGCGAGATCGTGCGATTCGTCCAGATCCATGTAAATCTGGAAGTGCGCGAGCAGATCGTCGAGCGCGGATTCGCTCATCTCCACCAACACCGGCTCATCCTTCGGCTGGTTCGGATCGTCGAGGATCAGCGCGTTGAACAAGCAGCGCCGGCGAGCCAGCATTTCCTTGTAGAACTTCTTCTGGGTCTCGTCG